TCATGGGGTATCCCTCCGGTGTTCGCGCGCGGCGCGTCCGTATTTCCCGGCCAGCGTTGAGCCAGCCACTGCATAGTTACGCCCGCCCAGGTGCACCAGGTCGGGCTTTGCCTCTGGCGTCCATTGGCACAGCCCTGTGGCATCGACCACGCCGCCCTGCTGCGCCCATTGGGTGACTGCATCCCAGAATGGCGAGCGCGGTCCCGGCTGGTTGTCCGTGGGGTCGCCACGCTGGTTTGTGACGGCAGGCCCGCAGTACGGGTGCATCTCAAAGTGCCAGATGCGGCCCGTGGTGTCTTTGATGCGCCTGTCTGGGCCTCCGTAGGAGATGTGGATGAGTTTCATGGCGTGGCGCCTTCCTGCTTCATGAAAACAAGCCAGTGGGTCATGCCGCGCCGGCCGCTGACCTGACCGAAAAGAGGCCTCTCGGGCGTTTGGGCCAGCACCTCTGCCAGCTTCACCTGCGTTTCATTCCACTTGAACACCAGCACACCGCCGGGCTCCAGGACGCGGAAGCACTCGGCAAAGCCTTGGCGCATGTCATCGCGCCAGTCCTGGCCCAGCTTCCCATACTTTGCAGCCAGCCAGGAGCGCGGGCCAGCGCGGACAACGTGGGGCGGGTCAAACGCAACCAGCTTGAATGAGTCATCCGGGTAGGGCAGAGCGCGGAAGTCCAGCAGCACATCGGGCTCGATGCGCAGCGTGCGTGTTCCGTCTTCACGGTGCGAGCGGTCGGTGACCGTGAGTGTTTCGCTGCGCCGGTCGCCAAAGATGGCGCGCGGGTCGGCCTTGTTCAGCCACATCATGCGGCTGCCACAACATGGGTCGAGGACGCTCGGATTCGTTTGATTCATGGCTTCTTTCCTCACCCGGGCTTCCCCCAGGTGAAATGCGGGGGCATGCCCGCGGCTTGATAAGCGGCCCACAGCTCCGCGCCTGCCTGGCAGCGGGAGCGGTGGGGGGTTGATGCCAGCTGCACGGCATGTTGCGCAGCTGGTGTGGTGCTGCAGGTATGCCTTGTCGGCGGACTGCCAGTCGTGGGTGGGGGTCATGCGGACACGGGCATGGCCTTCAGGGTGCCGTTCTTGATGCCGCTGGCGTATGGCCGCAACTCGGCCTCGGTGTACTTGCCGGCATCGATGGGGTTGTCCCGATACCCGCAGTAGTTCGGAGCGAAGTAGGCGTCGCCCTTCATGATGTAGAACAGCGGCTCAGGCTTCGGCCACAGGATGTCGCGCAGCACGGCGGCGCGCTCGAAGTTCATGGCCTTGGTGGCGTCTGCCAGCAGGCCCTCCAGGCGCTTGCGGCGCTGGCTCTCGTTCTGCTTGACGCGCGGGTTCTCTGGCGGTGTTGCGCGCAGATCAAAGCAGGCCTTGTTGGTGTAGTCGTAGCGGCCAAGCACAACCCACCACATATTGTTGATGTTGTAGAGAGCTGTACCCTCGACCCAGCGGCCTTTGTGGTCCGTGGTCCACACGCGCTGTCCGTGCTCCAGCACCTGGACGTCGGCTGACTTCGCGTTGTAGCCCGGCAGTCGGTCGTAGCCGTTACGCTTGAGGTAGTCCGCCATATCGCCCCGGAAGTGGCTGCTCTCAGCGTAGTGCTGGTGGATGCGCTCCATGGCAGTGAACTGCAGCGGCTTGCGGTAGATGCTGCGCTTCTCGCTATCGAATTCGTAGCCAGAGAACACCGCGCACAGGTAGTCGCGGATGCGGCGGCGGGTGCGCTCCATTTCCAGGCGCAGCACGTATGGCATGCAGGCTTCCTTGTTCGATTCGTAGCGGCCGCCGTGGTCGGGGCGTGTTGGGCAGTTGATGCCCTGCCACATCTCGAATTTGATGGTTCGGCCGCTGAGGTCGAGCCAGCCTTTCAGGTCGCCCTTGCTGCACTCGCGGCGGTACTCGGCGAACGACCGGCCGTACTGCTTCACGTAGTCCTGCGGCACCACGCACGTCCAGCCAAGGCGGTTCAGCGTCTGTACGATGCGGGCGAACACCTGGCGCTTGAATGCCAGCCCCCAAGCCTTCTCGCCTGCGTAGCCGCCGGCCTTGCGGGCGTCCGCGATTCCTTCTTCCCACACGCTCAGGCTGGCGTCTCCGAAGCTGACGATTCCCGCGCGATTGACATGTCCTTTTGGTGTCAGCATTTTTTCTCCAATAAAAAGCCCCGCTCGATGGCGGGGCTGGTGGTTGGGGCGGTGCGGTCAGTTGCGCACGTCGATTGCGAACACGCGCACCGGCTCGTCGCCGAAGTGCGGATGGGTGACCATGGTTTCCCGGTAGCCGCGCCACGGGCGCACCAGGCGGCGCGCGGTATCGTCGGATGCCGGGTAGCCCAGCGTCAACACGATCCGGTCGAACGAGCGGCCTTCAAGTCGCTTTCGCCAGTAGGGCGTGCAGAGGCGAAATTCCTCCGGCTTCACGCCATCCCGGATTTGCTCGAAGTAGGCCCGCTTGAGCGGCAGCACGAGGTCAGCCATCGCCGTGCTCCTGGGCCAGCTTCGCGGTGCGCCGCACCTGCTTGAAAAGCGCCGCCATCGTGGAGGCGTTGAAGTGGATGCGGTTGCCCTCCCACTCGATCCACAGCTCCGGGTCTTCGCTGTCATCGCCGGGCGGGTAGAACCCGGTGACGAGCGGGCCGGTGAATCGCTCCCCGGTGGAGAGGCTGGTTTCGATGTGGGCGGTGATGACCTCGACGCGGGGGGTGAACTCGCGCACTTCGGTGGTGTGGATGCTGGGCATGGCGCGCTCCTATTCCCAGGGCTTCCAGCCGTTGAACATCGCGGCGGATGCACCCACCGCGACGGCCAGCCAGAACCCAAGCCAGGCGATGCCTTCGCCAATGTGGCGTGCTGCTTCCGGGGCCATCACGCACCGCCTTTCTGTGCTGCCAGGGCTGCGGCCTTGAACGCGCTCGCAGCCCGGCAAGAGGAAAATGCAAGCAGCACGGATTGGTCGCCATGGGCCACAGCGCTGGAAAGGTTGCGTAGTTCGATGTGCAGCGCATTCGCCGCACCCCGTGCAGACCATGCAGCAATCCAGGCAAGGCGCTCATTGCGCAGTAATGGATCGTCCCAGCCGGTATCAAAGTGCCGCTCAAATTGATCGATCATCGCTTCGGCAAATTGATCGCTCTGCGCCGCCCCCGCAGGCGCTGCCTGCTGTGGGGATGGGTGGGTGCAGAGCAGGGCGCCTACCTGAGCATCGCCAATCAAGTGCACAACCTTGCAGCCCGTTTGCCATTTGACGATTGCCACCGGCTCCTGCACTTCCGCTGGCTTCTTCGCCTCCATGCACTCACGCAGCGCTGCAAGCCGTTGCTCCACATGCGCGTCGATGCGCTTGGCGACTCGCTCAAGCAATGGAGCGAAGTCACTGCTGTGGCCGCAGTCCGACAAAATCATTTCAGCCAGTTGGGTGGACTGGTAGCCCGGTTCCCCCGCTGGCTCTGCCAGGGCTTCGCGTAGTTCCTTGATAACTTCAGGGCACCACACAGTTATTGCCTCGACAGTCCCATCATCAGAATCCGTGCATCCCCCTTGCAGTTGCTCTAAAGCCTCCAGCGCCTGCTGCGCTGCCTGTCTCAGTTTGTCGGTCATGGCTGCTCCTTTGATGGCGATGATGCGGCGGCGAGCATTGCGCGCAGTTCTGCGACAAGCTCTGCCGCGATGTGGGCCGCCAGCTTGCCGCGCTCCTTTTGCTCGAATGCGTCCATCACAGCGTCGAGCACAGCCGCAGGCACTTCCGGTGCTGCCTGGGTAGCGAGCATGGCCGCAAGCTCGCACGCGAAGTCCCCCGCGATGTCGTTTCGGATGTAGTCATCGAACACGTTGCTGCCCATGCCTTTGAAGAACTGGGCCACGTAAGCGCGCCCGGCATCGGTGTCTTTCCGAAGGTACGAGGCGCGGCGCTTTGCTATGGCATCGTTCGATGCAAGGGCCGCAGGCACTGCCGGTGCAGTGAAGTTGGGCTTGGCGCTCTGCACCAACAGCACGACACCGTGCTTGTCCGTGATGTCGTCCATGACCTCGGTGACAGTGCCAAAGTACCGGTGACCTTCGTCCGCATCACAGGTGCTGACATCGACAGACACTGCCATCCCTTCGATAAACCTGCGCATCTCGTCGCTCATGCGGGAGGGTGCTGCCGGTGCAGCCTTGGCACCCAGGCCTGCGAGCCATGCGGCAATCTCTACAATCTCGTCCGGCATCGAGATGCTGTTTGCGCCATTGGACACAGCCTGCTCCATTGCCTGATTGAGCAGGCTTCCGATAGCGGCAACGGGCACTGCCGGCGCAGTCCTAGCGCGTGCTGCGCGGTCTGCGTCAACGTAGGCGCGCATCTGTTCAATGCAAAAAAGGTCGCATGTGACTGCGGATTCGCCGTCCGCTTGAGCCTGCGCGCCCTGTCGTCTAAAAGGCTGCGGCAGCGGCGGATACTCGCTCGCAGGCGCCTTGGCCTTCAGGCTCTCAATCTCCAGCCGTGCTGCGTCGTAGCCCGCCTGGAGCGCGGTGTTCTCGGCGTGCAGGCGGCGCAGCTCTGCGGCTGCGGCGCTGATCTTCTTTTGCCGAATGGCAGGCCAGCCGTCAGGCTTGTGGTCGATTGCAAAGCTCTCGAATTCTTCCGCGATCAGCAGCGCATCTGGTTGTCCTGTTGTGCCCATGTCGGCGTCCTGAAAAGAAGAAGCCCGCTCTGGTCGGGCTCTGGGTTACTGCAGCCGGAATGCCGAGACGGCCCGGCGCTGGATCACGGAAACGACCAGTCGCGCACGCGGTTCTCTGAACCACGCATTCACCTTGTTCAGGCTGAGGATCATTTCCGTCTCGACCGCTTCGCGCCCTGGCTCTCCGGTGGGCCAGGTAGTGAGTTGCACAGCGGCCGCAAGGGCGCGCTTGCGCCACTCCTTGCGCTTGCGGATGAGGCGCTTGGTGTTTGGGCTCAGGCGCGGTTTTGTGGGGGGGGTAGCTCTGCCATTGCTCACCCCGCAAGCCGGTGCCGCACAACGGTCGGAAACGGGTTGTTCGCCGTGGGCGTGTCGCTCGGTGCTGGCAGTGCCGTTGTCATGGGCGATTCCAGGAAGTCGCTGCGGTCCGCGCCAGTCGCCTTGATGTAGTCGATCTCCACCTTGGCGCTGTCCACGAGCACAGTTGCCACCTGAGCAACGGCGCGGGCGCGATCGGGCTCCATGGGGTTGTCGCGGTCACGCAGGCTGGTCAGGGTGGCCATGAGTTGGGCGCGCAGTTCGTTGATGTGGGGTGTCGTCATGGGGTTGCTTTCTGTTGGCTTTCGCGGGTGATTCGGTTGACCTGGCGTGTGATGGCGCCTTTGAGCTGGGTGAGCTTCGCCAGCTCCGGGGATCGGCTGGACGGGTGATTGCGGGCCGCGTTCTGCGCGCGGGTGATGCAGATGAGCTTGTCCACAGTGATTTCCTCCAGCACCACGGTGGCAAGCCGTGAGTCTTTGAAAATCACGATGTGCTTTGGAGGGATCTGGCCGTGGTGCTGCTCCCACACCAGCCGCGTGACGGGGATCCATCGCACGCTGTTGGGTCCGGGGCGCTCGTTCGTCTTCTGCTCAAGCCTTGCAATACCCTTTGTCTTGTTGATGCGGTAAGAGCCAACCGGCTGTGTGGTGTGCGGCTTTTGGCCGGGCTTGAACTGCGTTGCGCGGCAGTTTTCGTGCAATCCGGTGGTGCCTGGCTTGCCTTTGTTCCAGGTCGTATGCCCTGGCTTGAACCGTGTTGCCACCATGCGCGGATCGGTGTTGGCTGCTTGTATCCGCCCGCTTGCCCAGCTCTTTTTGAATGCTTCGGATTTGCCGATGCCCAGCTCTCGCGCTTTGGCGTACACGGATTTTTCCGGCCGGCCAATAGCCTGAGCGACGGCTGCGGCTTTCATGTCGGGGTACAGCTTGCGCAGCCCTTCGAGCTGCTGCGGTGTCCATTTGCGGTGATCGGTCATGGTGTCGTTGGCGTGTCTGCGCTTCTTGAGGGCCTGCGCGCCATTGGCACCAGTCCGTCCCACGGGCTTGCTGGCCCCTGGCGTGTGCGCGCCTTGCGGCGGGCGGCCCACTGTGCGCGGTTGCTCAGGTAGTAGCGGCGCTTGCGCTCCAGCTGGTGCTCAGCGCCGAATGTGGGCCGCTTGGCGTCTGCCCCAGGGCCTGCGGCATAGACCGCAGCCTCACGGCCCTGAATGCCGACCTGCTTGCGGTAGCGCACGATGCGAAAAAACTTCCCCGGGTGGTTCTCGCGTGCCGTGGTGATGCACGCATCGACCCGGTTGCGCGACCAGCCCAGGTACTCGACCAGCTCCATGACGCTCATCGGGCCGCACTCTTTCAGCGCGGCGGTGATGGCGTCGCGGGTTATTGGCGGCTTGGGCATGGCTCAGTGCCCGCAGGGGAGCGCGCCGCCCACTGGCGTGCCGTCTGGGTTGATAGGGTGGCGGGCGCCGCAGCCCAGGCAGGTGCGGGGCTGGGGTGCCGTGGGCGTGGGCTGCGGCGTTGGCTGGGTCATTGCAGCACCTCGCGCGCGCCGTTGGCCTGCATCGCACCCACCAAACCAGCCTTCTCCATGTCCTCCAGCAGTCGGTCGGCGCGGTTGTAGCCGATGCGGAGCACGCGCTGCACCAATGAAATGCTGGCCTTGTTTTGCTTTCGCACTACATCCACGGCCTGCTGGTACATAGGGTCTGGGCCGCCGCCTTCATGGTACGGGTCGGGTGGTATTGACTGTTCTGCGGCGCTGCTTGTCGCAAATGCATGCGCTGCCGCGATGGCCGAGCATGCTTCCGACTCGCCGCCCAGCGCCTCGATCAGATCCGGGATCAGCTTCGCCAGCTCGCCAGTGGCGATGGCTACATCGGTGTCAAAGCCGCCATCGTCGGTGGCCTTGCCCTCAACCACGGTGTCGAGAAACGTCAGCTTGCGCAGCTGCAGGCCCTCGGTCAGCACGAAGGAAACCCGGTCGTCCCAGGTCATGGCCAACTTGGTGGGCAGCTTGCCCTGGGCGATGTGCTGCTGCACCTCGGCAATGTCCAGCGGGTGGCGGCCGTACTTCACGACCGCCTTGGTTTCGTCGTTGGCCTTCAGCTCGCATTCGCGGTCCACGGTGAAACCCACCGGGGGCTCCTGCTCCTTGAGCCAGTGCGCCATGCAAGACTGCGGGCTGCTCTGCGTGTGCAGCAGCGATACCGAAAGACCGGGCAGCAGCTCCACCAGCGCCGACACGATTTCATCCGCGCGGGACTGACTGGCCGTGTCCAGCACCAGCAGCCGGGTAGTTGGCTCGATCCACACCAAGGTGCTGGCCTGCTTGGTGAACGCCATGGGCAGGAGATCCAGCTTGGCCTCATCCTTGAGTTCGCGCAGCTCCTTCTTGCCGGGCTTGCGGCCGGTTTCACGCTCGATGCGCGCTGCCTTTTCTTCCACCTTGCGCTTCAGGACATCAGAGGGCACGGCCTTGGTTTCGGCCATCAGGCGGGCAATCCACTGGCCGCCGATGCTTTCCAGCATGGCGCCGTGGGCCTCGCCGCGTGGGGGCACCCAGCCGCAGGACTTCTCTTGTGTGGCGCTGCAATCCATGAAGGGGGCCTTGGCCAGGGCGTCTTCGGCGGCCTGCAGGTCGAGCACTGAGCCCGGGGCGATTCGGTAGATGATCAGGTTCTTGAACATGGGGGCTCCAGAAAAAAGCCACCTCGGCGGGTGGCTTGGGGTTTTGGTCGCAGGGTTTGTCAGGCTGCAGCCTTCGCCTGCACGCCCTCGATGTGACGCACCAGCGCGGCCAGGATCAGCGGCCAGTCAGCCTCGTGGAACAGGCAAGCGCCACGTTCGCGGGCGGCCACTTCAAAGCCCAATCCCTTGAGAAAATCGGCCGTCAGGGAGAAGCCCAGGCGCTCCGCTATTTGCCCCAGCTTGAGCGTCGGCGTGCCAGTGCGCGCTGCGGGCGCTGGATCGTCGCGCAACAGGGGGATGATGTTCTCCAGTGCCGGTGGAGCGGACTGCTGGAGGATTTCTTGCGTAAGCTCGGCATTCACCACATCATCAGAATTGATAGCAACTCGCGCTTGATTGGCATGCGCTGCGGCCTGCTTCGCTTCCGCCTCGCGCTCCAGCTTTGCCGCTTCTTCCCGCCGGATGCGCTCGCGCTCGGCCTCCAGCCTGGCCTGCTCGGCGGCCTGGTGCTCTGCAATCCGCGATTTCACCAGCATGGTCAGGTCGTCGGGCTGCTTGAGCACGATGATGGACGTGTCGGCGAACAGGAAGGCGTGCTGGCTGGCCAGCTCGCGCAGCGTGGTCAGGTTGATCTGGATGCGGTCGGCGATGGCACTGGACTCGATTTTCACCCGGGCTAGCTCGTCGTTCACCGCACTGCGCAGGCTGTCCACGGTGCGCTTGTTCTTGACTGCTCCGGCGAAGTCGCTGGGCACGGTTGGCATGTAGGGCTTGCCCAGGCGAGCGTTCAGGCTGGCGACGTGGTCGGCGAACTCGCGCTGGCCGCGCTGTACCTGCTCCAGCTTGATGCGTTCCTTCTCGGCCGTCAGCAGCTTCTCGGCCGCCAAGCGCGTGTCGCGCGTCAGCTTGTGGAGCATGTCCTTCTGGCGCTTGAATGCAGACAGCATTTCCGCCTGCGACAACGCCTGTTCCTCGGAGGCATCCAGCGCGGCCTCGGCGCCCTTGAGGGACTTGATCTGCAGGTCCAGGTTGGCGAAGTCCTGATCGCTCTCGGGCTTGGTTATGAGGCGGTGCTCAATGAAGTCGCGCAGCGCCACTTCGTATTCGGGCAGGTTGTCCTTCAGCGCTATGCTGCCGGTGACCTGGGCGAACACGGCGGGCAGGGCGGTGACGGCCTCGGCCACGATCTTGGCGGGTGCGGCGTCGGGCGCCACGTAGGCGGCGACTTCCTTCTCCAGTTGGGCCCAGCCGGCCACGATCTCGGCGCGCAGTTCGGCGTCGGGGGTGTACCAGCAGTGGCGTTCTTCCACCAGATGCCAGCCCTCTGGCTGGTCCTCTGGGAAGTCGTGGACACGCTCCCACTTCGAGGCCATGAACAGGATGCGCGTAGCGCCGGACACCATGCACTGCTGCTCCATCTGTACCCGGTAGAGCGGTGGCAGGAAGTCATTGGCGTTGCCGCCCTGTTGACGGAGGCACGCTCGCAGATTGGCATTCATGGTCTTGTGCTCGAATGCGGTGTCCTCCATTAGCGTGAGCCCGTCGAAGCTCGCGCTGTACTTTCCGTTGCTGCCCACCAGGGGTGCCAGCTCTTCGCCGATGATCTTCTCGGCCAGCGGCCGGGCAAGAGCTTCGAAGCGGTGTCCGGCGTCGAAGATGCGCTGCGTTGCGGCATCCACCTCGGGGACGATGCCGGTGGCCAGCTCAGCGATCAGCTGGTCCCGCGTCTTGTACGGGCTGCAGCCCAGCATGGCCGGCGCGTCGCTGGCGTTGAAGTGGTTGCGGCGGTAGGCATGCCACTCTGGGCTGCCTTGGGTCAGTTCGTGTACTTGCATGGGAATCTCCTTGAAATCTGGTCGCGGCGCTTGCCAAACAAGCGCATGACGCTATGTTTCTGATAGCGCTTACTGCGGCGCCAGGGTGGCCGCGCGGGTGTCGTAGATGGTCTCCAGCTCGGCGCGCTGTTGCGGGTCCGCCACTTCTCCGATCAGGTCGGCTGCGGTGTTCAGGGCGTCGATGTCCTGGGCCGCATGCAGCTTCTCGCTGACCTGGGCGAAGGTGATGGCCGGGCCGGCGGCGGCTGGTTCCGGCGCGGAGGATTCACCCTTCGGCTGCACATCGGTGGCCGCAGGGTTCTTCACGGGATTGAAAGCGCGGAGCTTGGCCTTTTGCTCTTCGGTGAAGGGGGTGTTCGGGTTGCGGGACTGGGCGAAGACGATCAGATCCTCAGCGCTCTTGCGGCCTCCCTCGATCACCTTCTGCCACGCGGGCAGGTTGGCTTCAAACTGGTCGGCGGGGTACGGGACGGGCTCGGGCTTCACCTCATCCACCGGGCCCATGAACTTCTCGCCGCCCTTCGCCTCGACGATGCGCTCGGCCTCATCCTGGTCGAATATGCCGCCGAAGCCGAATGCAAGGCGGGCGCCCTGAATGGTCCCCTTGTGGCGCAGAAAGCGCTTCGTGTGCGTTTGCCAGGGTCCGATCACCACGCCGTACTGGCCTTTGAAGGGCTCGCGATACACCTCGTCCAGGTACTCCCGGACAACTGTCGGGCGACTGCGGTCCTTGCGGTAAATCACCGACTCCACCCATTCCGGGGCGTCAACGTTCGCGCCGGGCATGCGCACCATGTTTTCGCTGACTCGAAACTCCATGCCGTCAAATTGCGGGTGCTCGTTGATGATGCGCGACCAACCGTCGACACCGACCACCGGAACGATGCCGTTTTTCTTGTCGGGGAACGCGTAGATTTCCTTCGTCCATGGGTTCAGGCCGTACTGGCCTGCCACGATCAGCAGCGCTGCCAGCTGGGCATCAGATACCTCGCCTTTGTCGCTGCGGAAGGCCGTGGCCTTGAGGATGGAGACGATCTCTTGGGCGTCGCCTTCGATGCCAAAGGATTCGGCCAGCTTCTTGGCCTGGGAAAGAACGATGTTGCTCATGTGGTCCTCAATTGGTGGTTGGTGTAGATGGTTCTTACTGGCCTCTTCAGGCCGTTGTGCTGCCCCACATGCCACTGGCCGCACTCGGCGCAGCGGTAGGGGGCGAGGGGCGTTTCTGTACGGCGCCGGGCGCGCTTGCTGGCGGCCTTGGCGGTCTTGAAGGTGTGCACGGCCTTGCCGGTGGGGCAGTCCATGGCGTCAGGCTCCGTAGATCCGGACCAGGGCCAGGGCGGTGCAAACGACGATCAAGGCGGCCCAGGCGGTGATGGCGGCGGCGAGCTTCATGGAAGCCTCCGAAACTCGACAACCCACACCCATGGGTTAGATGCCCAGCTGGCGGGGCCGTTGATCTGCTCCCACAGCAGCGCGTAGCCATTGCGGTAGGGGTTGGCGGTTTCTTTGAGTGGCCAGTCGATGAGCGCACCGATGTCGTCCTCAATGCCGTCCCAAACGCAACTGTCTGCGCCCTCGGCCTGGGCGTCTTCCTCGCTGATGTCCTGCAGCCGCTCCACGCGCACGCCTGTCACCTCCAGGGTGATGCGGCTGTCTCGGCGGCACATGTGAATGCCCGGTTTCCAGGTGCCGCCGTAGTCCGTGCGGTTGTCTCCCTCGCGGTAGACCACCAGCTCGGTGCCGGGGAAGACATTTGTGCGTGCCCATGTCTCCCGCACCCACAATCGGTCGCCGGGCTGGCCGCAGGGGCATCCCCTGCCTATTCTTTCAAGCTTGTACTTCAGAGCGGATGCAGGGCCATCCCATATCACAATCGTGCGGTTGGTGACCATTTGCGGCTGTGGCTTCACCATCCGCCGCGTCTGCGTCTTCGTGCCAGCCAGCAGCGCGCGCACCATGGCGCCGCTGAAGAGGATCGGGCGCTCTTTCATGGCCTGCCTCCAGCAATCAGGGTTGTTCCCGCAGGATCGCCGCGTGTCGTCAGGCACTCGATGGTCGATTCGTTGATCCAGACGTAAGCCGCCTGCGGCCCGCATGCGTACTGCGCTGCGGCTTCTTTGCGCGCCTGCTGCTCTGCTTCGGTTAAGCGCTGCTCGATCTCTGCGGCCTGCGCGTGCTCTGCGCTGTTGTCCGTCATGTCCAGGTGCTGGGCCGCGAAGAAGGCCGCGAAGATGGCGATCAGCAGCAGGGCGGTGCCGATGTTGGGGCGGGAGTCGTTCATGGTTTTCTCCGGTCAAGGCTCCGCCCGGACTGCCGGTGTGCAGCCGTGGCGGGTTGTGAATGAAATCAGTCTCTAGCGCTTTACCAGAAAGCGCTAGCAGCTATCTATTTGATAGCGTTATGCGGCCAGCCGTGGCGGTGTGCCGCGCTGCTGCAGGCGCTGCATGCAGGCTGCGGCCATGTCGAGCAGTTCGGCGCTGCTGCACATGCACTCGCCGGTTCCTACATCGCGCACCAGGCGGGGCCAGGTGGTGGTGAATGAGCCGTGCTCCAGTTGGCGCACGTAGGCGGGCGAGCCCTTGGCGCTGTCGTCAATGAAGGCCAGCACCCAGCGGCTGTATTTCCATTCGTCATTGCCGGACAGCACGGCGTTGAAAACGGCGGTCTGTACCGATGCTGCGGCCTGGGCGGCTGCGTCGAATGCGGCGCGGGTGCGGTTCATATCGGGCAGGGCCGGTGCCGGGGTCTCGGGCAGCTTGCCCAGCAGGTAATCGCGTGCCTCGTCAAACTTGGCAGCGGGCAGTTCGAGGTAGCTGTTCACGCGGAACTTGCGGTGCAGCCGCGCCCACGTTTCGCCAAAGCCTTGCACCTTGGCATCGACTACGGCGTGCACCAGCTCCTTGAGGTCTTGCGCCTGGGCGGGGCTGATGCGGTCGTAGTCGATGGCGGGGTTGTGCGGGCGCTGGGCGGGCATGAAGTGTTGGGCCAGCACCTCGAAGCATTCCGTCTGGTAGCGGATCAGCTTGGGGCGGATTTCTTCGCGCACGCGGTTGACGTCAACTCCGAACAGCCAGCCATTGAGCATGGACAGCGGCAGGCACAGCATTTCGCGTGTCTTTCCATCTTCGGCAACCATGTCCATAACGGACATAGTTGATTTCAGAACCGGGTTGCGCTGAAGGCGCTTGTATTGCGCCTCCCATTGCAGGCCGATGTTTTCAACCAGCGGCTTCAGCGCCACGTAGGGCTTGCCGTCAATGGCGGATGCGATGATGGATTGACCGTGGAAATCTACGGTAACGATTTGATGTTGCGTCATGGCGCGTGCCTCAGTTGCGGTTTGGTTTACCGCCGCCACGCTCTCAAACGTGGTGGCAGCCCGAAACGGAGGTTGAGAGACCGATGAGGCACCGGCGAGCCTTGCGGCTCCCTCCGCCCGGACCGCCAAACTGTCGGCATGGTCATCAAAACCATGCGGATGAATAGGGCTCAGACGCGAAAAAGCCGCGCTCACTGGTGCAAGTGCGGCTTTTGCCGCCTCATTCGGGCTCTCACCCCCGGCCTCTACTTTGCTGGTAGAGACGCCCGCATCATAGCGCATTCCCTGCGGCATCGGCAAGCGGTGGATTGCAGCGGTCATGCTGGCTCCTGCCTGGCCTTCGCAAGCTCTGCCTTCGCCTGCGATGCGCATGCGCGCAGGTTCCACACGGCCGGGGCGAAGTCCGGGTCGTCGGTGTAGATGTCTGCCTCGGTGGCTTCGATGAGGTCGGCCAGGGCCTGGAGCAGGCTGGATGGGGCTGCGGTCATGCGGGCTCCTGGAATGCTCGGGGGGCACGCAGTGCGGCAAGCTCGATGGCATGCACTTCGTCGCGCGTCAGCCGATCTGTGATGTCAACACCACGCAGGTAGGCCGCGTGCAGCGTCACTTCCTCGGGCCAGCCGCATTCAGGCGCTGCGGGCTCATGCTCGACGTGGCAATCCAGCGCGCCCAGCTCGGGGTGCCGGTACGTGTACGCGAACTGTCCAGCGGGGCAGGGCGGTGCGTCGAAGCTCTTGAGCGCGGCCCGCAGGGTTTCGTTGATGCCCTGCAGGTGCTGCGTTGCGTGCATCACCGGTGCGCTGCGGAAGCCTGGTGGGATGAATCCGGCCAGGGCCTGCTGCATGACGGGGTGGATGTGGTCATTCATGGGCCACCTCCTGTTGGTCGGTTTCTGCAGCTGTATCACAAGTGGATGGCGTCCACAGTCGTGCATGGCACTGAATCAGCTCCAGCGCAGCCGTGTATTCCTGTGCGTGGTTGTTCTCACCGTGTTCCCGGTGCAGCTTTTCCGTGAACTCGGCAACGGACCCGAAGAAGCAACCGGCACTCAGATAGATGCCCTTGTCGGTGATGTACGACGTGAAGTAGTCGCAGCGGGAGCCGATGGGGCCGACGATGAAGACGGGGCGATCACCGAGGAGCTTCGCTCCGCCAAGGTTCGCTCCGCCCAGGTCCGCGCTGCCAAGGTTCGCTCCGCACAGGTTCGCGCCGCCCAGGTACGCTCCGCACAGGTTCGCGCCGCCCAGGTACGCTCCGCACAGGTCCGCGCTGCCAAGGTTCGCTCCGCCCAGGTCCGCGCTGCCAAGGTTCGCTCCGCCAAGGTTCGCGCCGCCAAGGTTCGCGCCGCCAAGGTTCGCGCCGCCAAGGTTCGCGCTGCCAAGGTACGCTCCGCACAGGTCCGCGCTGCCAAGGTTCGCGCCGCCCAGGTACGCTCCGCACAGGTTCGCGCCGCCAAGGTTCGCGCCGCCAGACGCGGCAGCTTCGAGCGCCGCGCGCATGGCCAAGCCGCTGGCCTGTTGATCTTCGGTGGGCTGGTATTCAAAAAGGACCGCGTCGGTGTCGCGGTGCTTGATGACGATCTTTGCCGTTTCTGCCGCAGCGCTGGTCTTGGTGCTTTCGGTGGTCGCTATCGAATCAGCCATGCTGGCTCCTGGTGGGTGGAATAAAAGAGCCCGCGTGGTGCGGGCCGTGATGAAGAAAATGCCGCTGCCCGGGTGCGTCGGGCTGCCAGGGGAATGAGAGAAGGGGAGGGAGGAGAAGCGCCCTGGCGCGGTGGAAAAGGTGCAGGGCTTCCACCTGCTGCGCACACGGCCAGGAAACCCCGACCCGCTCTTGATGGCGCCAGCCGATCTGCCAGGGGCGACTGAACTCCCCGCATCGGTCCCAGGGCTCGCGCGCTGCCGTGACTGGAACTCCGTCAGGCTTTCGCCTTCACCATCACAACTGCCCACGCCAGAACGGCCGTTCTATCCCGAGGGACGCATGGGCATGTGTGATGGCCCCGACGCTTGGCCGGGACGGTGGTTAGGCGTTTTTCCCAGGCCAGTCATGAAGGGTGTTGAGCCCGTCGTGGAAGCGCCAAATGAACGGCTCTATTTGGCCATCGCCGTAGTCCGTCCAGCACAAATTTCCCTCTATCCGTACCGCCTTGGCGGTCCTAGTCGTGCCGTCCCGCTGGGTGTAAGTGATGGTGTCGCCACTGCGTGGTGCGCTCATGCTTCCCTCCTGTTGGAAAAACCACAGCCCTGACCCGCAAGGCTCTGGCTTTGCCCCTGTTTCCAAGGGCTGCTTGCAGCACGTCCTTCCCAGGCCACGGCGCTTTGCCGTGGCGTGTGCTGCTGCTGGCGTCTCCCTGCTGTGCAGGCTCCAGCTTCTCGACTCAAGCGCTACCCCACCCGGGACGCTCGCTGTCTTGATGCCCTTCCGTTTTTGGCTGGCACCGCCTCACCCCTGGTCACGCTTCGGGGCTGCGCCTGCTGTCGTCTTGTGCGAACCGCAGGGAATCGTTTTTTAAGGTTCCGTCTCGGTGGACTGGTCGATGCCTGCTCACCCTGGCCGCTTTGTTGGCGGCATGGGTGGTACTTTAGTGAAAACTAAACTGCAAGTCAAGCAAACGCTAAAGTTTCTTGAAATTTCTTTTACACTCCCCTCACGCCCACGTTGGGCGCGTGTACCCGGCATAGGCTGGGGCGGTTCTTTTGAGATGGGGAAGAAGGAAGTCGAGAAGATGAGTTCAGCGGGGTAGCGGGCCGGATTGCTCCAGCCCGCCCCACTAGGTCACATCAGCATCAGGAGGATTGCCGCGACTGCCCGAAGGCAGCGTGCAACGTCCACGATGATGATCACCTTCACTTGGGTTTTCATAGGTCGCCCTTTGAAATCCCCCGTGGCCACGGGAGGTTGAATCCCGCTCGGACTTATTACGCGCCGTTGCTAGCGCGGCCAGTTGCTTGCCTAGGATGGGCTTCTGGCATCGGCTTCTGCACCTATGGTGAGCATCTTGTGTCCCATATCGCTGGGCTAGCATCTCGCCGGTCGGCGCTTGACCTTCAGCGGCTTAGCGGGCCGCCTGGGCGGCGCAAACGCCCAGTGTCAGTATCTCAGAAGTGACTGCCCCAACCTATGCCGGGCAGGCAACAAAAAACCGCCTCAAGGGCGGTTGGTAGGGAATTGCTGCTGGGCTACTTTGAGCGTGAGAGCGCGGAGCGGGCTGCCGCAACTGCAGTGGCTGAAACCAGGCTGATCTGCAGCCAGGCCACAAGGAGCAGCAAGTCGATCCGCTGTCCACCGCGTTCCAGGTCATCTGGCGACACGGGCTCTACCAGCATTGCCGCGACATTGAATGGGGGAAGGGTCAGCTCCAACAGCAGGTTGACGGCTGGGGCAGAGCCCATGACGGCAGAGCCGTAGATGCCAGCCATCACCAGGGTGCTGATGAGCAGGCCGAGCAGGATGGGTTTGATGAGGCGGTGCATGAGGGGAATGTAGCAGGGCGCCAGCAATGAAAAAGCCACCCGAAGGTGGCTGTGATGTCAGCTGGTGTCAAGACTTCATCGCTGATTCTTTGAGCGCCTTGATCAGCTCCTTCACAACTTCTTGGGCTGGCCAAGATGTCGGTTCGTTCTTTTCTTCCTTGTCCTTCTGCGTTGTTTGGAAGACGGATCGCAGCACCGCGACCATAATGACAGTTGGAGGAATTGTCAGCGCGGCAACCAAAATTGACGAGTGCCAATGAATCGAAGAGTCATGCGCGATCAGCCAGAGCATGCAGCCAGCCATCACAATAGCCGCCACTAAGAGAAGAACGCTCATCGTTATAGCTGCATTGATGGCTGTCTTTTGTGTACCGATTCGATGTGCTGACTCTTCGAGCCCGAGATTGGCTACTGCTCGTTCTTCTACAGGAAGACTATCTTCTGATAAATCAGCCACTTAGTATTCCTAAATTGATCAGCCGATATTTCATTGCAACCTGAGAAACGCCGAAAATCTCGGCTAAACGCTCTATGCTACGAATCTTCTTTTCGTTTACTGCGTACCGAACTACTTTCGCCGGCATAAGCAAGCGAGCTGCGAAGACGTTTGCCTCACGCTCTTCTGGCTTATTGGCTCCAGATGAAAAGTTGCTTGCAGGATCGCGGAACATCTTCGATGCGCCTTCAAGGTGACCAAGTGCAAAATGGCCGATCTCATGCGCAATCGTAAAACGCTGGCGCACACTTGCTTCGGTAGTGTTGTACTTAATGACGGGACTGCCATTAGAGATTTGGATGACGCCGCTTTCACTTATTCCGGTGCTCGGAACCACGCGAATTCCCATTGACGACGCGATTTTTTTCACGTCAACCGGGAGTTTTCCGTCCCAGTAGGTATCAAGAGTTTCTGTGGCGTTTGGCATGTTGGACTCCTGGCCAATAGATGATGGGGCGAGAAGCAAGTGGTAAATTGTACCTTGCTACGCCTCTTTGTGCTCTTGTTGCAATCCCCGCGCTGTATTGAAATGTGGGCAGACTTCCTATCGTCAAGCATTCCACTATGAGCAATTGGCGCTATCGTTTCCGCCACTCCCACGGCGCCACCGCCTCCACGCTCCACAGCCCGCGCCCTGCAGCCCTGGCTTGAGCCTCCAGCTCGCCCAGGTGCACATACCCCTTCCCATACCGCACGTAGTACCAGGCCAGCCCTGAACGCACCTGCTCGGTGGCCACGTCCTGGCCCTGGCACTCCACATCCGCCACGGTTCGCCCGTAGCGGTCTTTTGTCTTGGGGGTGATGGTGGCCTGCTGCTGGAAGCAGAGCTTTGCCAGGTGCTGGCGTGACGCCCGGCCGAAGGGCTGTTTTCTCTCTGGGGCGTCGATGGCCGAGATTCGGACGGTGATTTGCTCATAGCCGCCGGGTTCGCCGCAGCGGGCTTTCAGGGTGTCGCCGTCGGTGATACCGACGACCAGGCAGAGGAGCGTAGCAGATAGCACCGCAATGATTTGTCCATGAAAGACAAAGGGGCGCCGAAGCGCCCCTGGATTTCAGAGAAGAGAGCTTGTCATCGCCGTTCTTCCTGGCTGGTCAACGCTTTCGCGGACCAGACTAGCAGCCCCTTTCGGGAACGCCTCGATTTTATTGCAGGTGCAGCGCTTTAGCAAGCGCCTGCTTTACCTGCATGAGCTCTGGCGTTGATATGTTGATGTTGATCGGAGTCGCCGCAGCGCGTCGCGAGGCCCTGTTCGCCGGCTGAAACCTCAGTGCCATCCCTCTCTCCTACAGCTTCCGCCCGTTCCAGCACCACACCACCCGGCCCAGAATGTCGATGCGGTGATCTCCATTGAGCACGTCCACGGTTTTCACGGTGGCGTTGTCGCTGCTGATTTCGACAACGCCATCCATGCGCTGGCGCACCCGCTTGATGTAAACGCGGTCGTTCGCCGCCATGACATACACCCCGTCGATGGATTTTGGGTCGCGCATGCCGGTGTCCACCAGGAGCACATCGCCATCCTCGAAAGTGGGGTGCATGCTGTCGCCGTAGGCATGGATGAAGCGCAAGGCTTTGGGGCTGGTGGGCTGAAGGCGGCGAGCTACCCACTGCTCTGACAGGGCGATGTGCCCCACAAGCACATCGTCGTGCTGCACCTCGGTGCCAGGCCCCATGCTTCCTGCATTGGCGAGCAGTGGGACGACCACGGCGGGCATGCCGGGTGCTGGGGCGGGGGCCATGGCTGGGGCCGTTGTGGCCGGAATCGTCGCCATCCGTCCGGCGTTGACAAGCAGGCCGCCGTCAATGCGCAGACGGTCTTCCCAGTTCTTTGCGCTCTTTTCGCCAAACGATGCTGTCGAATCCTGCGCAGTTAGCTGCGACAGGTAGCTCGCTTGGGATTGCGTAAGGCCAAACGTCGCGACCACTTTCGCAAACCCGCCGTTGTCTTGCAGGAATTTGCGTAGTGCGGCTTTGCGTGCTTCGGCTGCGTCGGTCATGGTCAAACTTTAATGATTTCTAAACAAGTAATCACTTGACTGTCGCTTTAGTAAACGCTAAAGTCGCAGCCCATGAACCTGAAAACTTGGCTGGAAGAAGAACGCGGGCGCCAGAAGGCGTTGGCGGAGCACCTTGGGCTGACGGCTGGCCGCGTCAGCCAGATGGCGGATGACGGCGTGCCTCCAAAGTACATGCTGTCCGTCCGTGATTTCACTGGAGGCGCTGTCTCTCTGGAGTCGCTTGTGCAAGACCGCACAGCGGAAGCAGGCCCCACCCGCGCCGAAGCGCAGGAGGTGATCCATGGGTGAGCAAATCACATGCAAGCTCGATGGCGTGGACACCGTCATTCGCATCCCAGCCTCGTTTGACCGCCGCGTTCTCGTTGCTGTCGAAGGCGTAGAGAACGTCTTTGCCTCGGGATGGCTTGTCCAGTCTGGTGTTACGGCTGGAATCCCTCTGGCGCTTCTGAATCGACTTTCAGCATCAAGTGCGTCACCGGCTCCCGGGTCATCGGGTCCATGCCTATCGCAAGCGTTCGCTCCGTCACCTGGAACACCCACGTCTGATCGCCCTTGCCGTACAGGACTGTGTCCCCAGTCGCTGGGTGCGCAAGACCAGGCCAGTCGCACTTCGTGAATATGACTGTCGGCGTCTGTATGTCCAACCAAAGTTTCATGTCCGCCCTCCCTGGCGATGGTTGTGTAAGCGACACCCATCGTATCCGGGGATGGGCGGGCTCCATCAAGCCAGAACGCGGATTCCACCCCACAACAACAACCGGAGGCTGACCCATGTACGCCGATCCACGCCACATCCGCAGCAAGCGCGTGAACCTCTCTCTCAACGACGACGAGATGCGCGCTATCGAGGCCATCAGCGCCCTGAACAAGCAGCAGCCATCCGCCTTTTTGCGCGAGCTGATTTTCGATGCATTGAACTCTCAACATGGCATCAATTCTGGGCTCTCCGCTCCTGAAATGCGAGCGTTTCATTCGTAACTTACGAGTGCCTCAGCAGGCACGCTCCACCAACAAATGCGTAACGGAATGAGCACTCGTGCCACCAACTCAACGAACAAAGCCGCTCGATTTGAGCGATGCGGAGCACCGCGCCCTGGAGCAGTACGCACGGGAGCGCGGGATGACAACGGACGAGGCGGCGACTCAGCTCGCCCGCCAGTCCATAGAGCGCAGGTACGTGCGCCGCAAGCAGGCCGCCCAGGTCGTGCAACTCAAGCCAAGGGCGTAAGCCTTTTTGCGTAACGGAAAACGCACAGGAACGTACATGACCAGCCTTTGGAATCCTAGAAAACCACTGAACCAGCCGCCGGGCTTTGGCCGAATTGGACGTCAGTCTGACGACAAGCCCGACGCGACGGCACGCGCAGCAGAGCGCGCAATCCATTCCGCGCAATTTGCGCGAGATCTGGCAGCAGCGCGCGTAGGCGTCCGTCGCGCCGTGGTGACCGGGGAGTGACCATGCAGGCGCATCAGACCGATCTTTTCGGCGGCGCACCAGCTCCGCGCCGGTTCGATCAGGATGCCTTGGGCTTCCTGATTGCCTATGCGCGCAAACACAAGGGCCAGCCCTTCAGTTCCGAGCACGTCACGCTGGCCGCCATGGATGCCGGCATTGCGCCGGAAACAGATTTGAGGGCCTGGGGTGCCGTGTTCACCCAGGCGGCACGCGACGGGCATATCCGCCGCAGCGATGCGCTTTTCCCGCGCTCGATGGGCAATGGTTCGCTTTCTCCGGGGTGGACATCGACATGAGCATTCTTCCATCGCCACTCACCCCGCGCGACTGCGATTTGACCGACTTTCAATACATGGAGTTGGATGTTCGGCGCTTGCGCGACTCGAAATTTGCGTCAACACCCAACGGGGATGCCTTCCGCGCCGGGCTCATGCTGTGGTGTGCTGCTTGGCACCAGATCCCCGCCGCATCGCTTCCTGACGATGACATAGAGCTGGCAAACCTAGCCGGGTACGGCCGCATGCCGGTGTCCGTGAAGGAGTGGAAGAAGGTGCGCGCCGAGGCCCTGTACGGGTTCGTGAAGTGCTCCGATGGCCGCCTGTACCACCCCGTCATTGCGGAGAAGGCCGTATCTGCCTTCGCGTCCAAGAACAAGTACGCCTACGACAAATATTGCGACCGCCTGCGGAAAGAGAACGCGAAGCGCACGAAAGAAGGAAAGCCGCAGTTTGGAATTCCATCGCAGGAGCTGTGGAATTCCGGCGCATACCCGCACGGAATTCCACCTGAAGACGAGCGAATTCCGGCGGAAAACGCTCATCCGCCCACCGGAAAAGCACCGGAAAACGCTCTTAAAGGGAACAGAACAGAACAGAACGGAGAGGGAACAGAACCTTATTCCGTTACTGACGTAACGGGCGGCCCCGCCGCCAAGTCGGCCGCCGAGCTGACGAAGGACGAGCTTTGGAAGGCGGGGAAGTCGCTGCTCAGTCAGTCCGGTCTGCCTGCAGCGCAATGCGGCTCTTTCGTCGGACGGCTGGTGAAGGACTTTGGCGACCAGATCGTGGTGGACGCCGTGCGCGCCGCCGTCGTCACCCGCCCAGCCGACCCGGTGGAGTACCTCAAGGCGACCTGCATGCGTGCTGCCGGGCAGCGGGCTGCACCCAACCGCCAGGAAGAGCTGGAGCAGCGCAATCGCAACGTGGCCAGTACCTGGGCCGCAGAAGGAGCCACCCATGAAACCGTCTGACCGCTCCGCATTCGCGCAGCTCATCACCGACGTGCTGGCGTACTACCGCCAGGACGCCAGCCGCTTCGTGCTCGATCTTTGGTGGACCGCCTGCCAGGGCTTCGACCTGGAGCAGATTCGCTCTGCGATTCAGCGCCATTGCACCGACCCGGAGCGCGGGCAATTCGCGCCGAAGGTGGCCGACCTGGCCCGCGTCCTGCAGGGCACCACCACCGACCGCGCCGCGCTGGCCTGGGGCAAGTGCCTGGAGGCCATGGGCAGCGTTGGCGCCTACACCGATGTGGTTTTCGATGACCCGGCCATCCATGCCGTGGTGGAAGACCTGGGCGGCTGGCCGAAGCTTTGCCGCACCGAAACGAAGGAGCTGGGCTACGTGCAGCACCGCTTTTGCGAAAGCCACCGCGCCTACGCCGGGCGCGGGCAGTTCGACTATCCGCGCCGTCTGATGGGCGACCGCAGCCCGGACAGCGTGTATGCGAAATCCGGCCTGCCACTGCCAAAGCCCGCGCTCGTGGGAGACGCCGCCAGAGCGAAGCAGGTGTACCAGCAGGGCAGCGCAGCGGGCAAGACCGCCATCAGCTTTCAGGCGCTGCAGGCCATCGAGGCGGGTCCGGCTGGGCTGCTGCCGGCCAGCGCAGAAGGGCATGCAGCATGACCCGCGCCCAAGCCAATCGCCTTCTGGACTTCGTGCGCGCCGGAGGTGACGCCCCGGTGTCGGAAATCCTGTTCGCCCTGTGGGTCACTGGCGACCTTTTCAGCGAGGCCCCCCATGCAGGGCGCGCGTGATGTGCGAGTGCTGCGAGCTGGCAAGGGCCAGGCCAGACCCGGGCGAGTACCGAATGCACGACGAGGGCTGCCCCTACTGCGGGGCGAGAGCAATACAGCGCATCCAGCGCCTGTTTGTCATCGGGACGGAGGCCAAGCGGGAGCGCTCGCGCTCGACGCTGGCGGTGTGGATGGGCATGGGGCACGACGAGGCGATGCTTCGCGCGCTGGCCAAGGCCCCGGAGTGGGCGCTGGAGCCGGAGGGCTGCAATGGGAGCCGCGAAAGTGCACCGGCTGCGGCCGGTACTTCACCGCGCGCAACGCAAGGCAAGAAACGTGTTCGGTGAGCTGTTGGATGGCCGCTGCAATGGAGAAGCGCAAGACCGGGGGGCGCTCATGAGCTTGGTTTACAGCTTCACCGTGCCGGGCGATCCGGTGGCAAAGGGCAGGGCGCGCGCATTCGTGCGTGGTGGCCGTGTTGCCCACTACACCCCGGCCAAGACAGAGAACTACGAGGCCCGCGTGGCCGTGTTCGCCAAGCAGGCCATGGTCGGTGCCAAGCCATTCAGCGGCGCAGTGGCGCTGTCGGTGATTGCCCGGTTCAGCATCCCGGCGTCGTGGAGCAAGAAGCGCCGCCAGGCCGCCCTGGATGGGCTGGAGCACGTCACCAAGCGCCCGGATCTGGACAACGTGGTCAAGGCCATCAAGGACGGAATGAACGGCATCGCCTGGGCGGACGACTGCCAGGTAGTGCGCCTGGTGGACTGCCGCAAGGTGTACGCCGAGCAGCCCGGGGTGGATGTGATTGTGGCGGGGCTGGAGGCGGGCCATGGCTGAAATCACCCTGGTGCGCCAAGACCCTGTGCAGATCACTGAGGCCGACAAGGCTGTGGCCCGGCGCGTGATCTTTGGCATCGTGGACGGCCTGGGCGACCGTGGCCGTAAGCAGTGGCGCCGCCTGTGGAACAACATCCTGCGCTTGGAGCCGGGCGAAATGGTGGACATCAAAACCCATCAGGCCCGGGTCGGCTGGTATCACCGCAAGCACATGGCCATGGAGCAGGCGGTGTTCGAGAGCCAGGAGCGATTTGAGAACTTCGCTGGCTTCCGAGACTGGCTGAAAGTCGGGGCAGGGCACTGCCAGTGGTACCCCGGGCCGAAGGGCGGTGTGTTCCCTGTACCCGATTCCACCAGTTACGCCAAGCTGGAGCAGGGCGCCATGGAGCAGTTCCACAACGATGCCGTTGAATTCCTGCGCACCGAGCATGCGGGCAAGACGCTGTGGCGCCATCTGTCGCCAGTTGACCGCATCACGATGATCGAAACCATCCTGCAGGGGTTCAACGAATGACGCCCCGCCAGAAGAAGCGCCTTGCTCGCGCATCAGCCAAGGGCCGCCCGCTGCAGTTCATCAAGTTTCGCGCTGCGACCAAGAATTTCTCAGCCTCTATCGGCGCGGCATTCATGGAGATGATCGAAGGCCAGCGGTGCGCCGCATATGCCATCAGGGACCACATCCGCAGGACGTTCTCTGACATGGTGCTTCGTCCCTTGGTTCGCTCCATCGTCAGGGACGTGGTGAAGGTGGTCCAATGAAGCGCACCGGCTTCCGCGCCCGAGCACCCCGCCACAAGCCACACGACCCCGACCGCGTGCGTGCAATGCCCGCTGTCACGCCCGGAGCTTTCCGCGCGCCGCAGCCGGTGGTGGCCACGCCCGCCGCAGCGCCGAAGGCCCCGCCAATCCGCAGCAAGGCATACCTGCGCCTAGTTGCCCAGCTTCCATGCCTGCACTGTGGCATCTGGGGCTACAGCCAGGCAGCGCACGCAAACACCGGGAAGGGCATGGGCACCAAGGCCTGCGACCTGCAGACCTTCCCTTTGTGTGCCGACCGCCAGGGGCTGCGCGGATGCCACGCCCTTTTCGACCAGGGAGCGCTGTTCAGCAAAGAGGCCCGCCGCCTGATCGAGTCCGCCTGGGTTGCTGACACCCAGCGCCGGATTTGCGCCATGGGTGTCTGGCCCGAGAAACACCCGCTCCCAGCGGCGACCGCGAATTCAATCTGAAAGGGAGACCATGTACCAAGACGACCACCGCACCATTGAAGAGAGCTACGCATCGGCCACGGCCAGCTCAGACCTGCGCTGTGACACACGCGAGGGCGCTCCGCGCTCAGATACTGATCTGCTGATTGCCGCTGGCTGGTCGCCCAGCCGCATAGGTGCAGCGCTGCTGCGCCTGCACACCGAGTGGGATGGGGCCGAACACCTGCGACCGGCAGCCGGGGCAGATTTCAGCCGAGCAGCCCAGCAGCGCCTCGCCGATACCCAGAAGCCGCCGCAGACGCCGGCAGCCGCCCGTGCCCAGGCCGAGAAACTGGCCGCCGAGCACAACAAACAGCAGGCCAAGCTGCTGATGTCTCGCCTGAAGTCCATGCCAGCCGTCCGCGAGCAGCTGACCCTGCAGCTCCTGAAATGGAAGGTGGAAGACGCCGAGCAGGTGGCCTGCGCGCTCCTGCGCTGGTGGATGGCTCCCAACTGCCACGCCTGCCACGGACGCAAGTTTGATGTGATCCCGGACACCGGCCGACTGTCAAGCAAGCAGTGCAAGCCCTGCGGCGCGACGGGAAAGTTACGGATTCCGCACGGGGAGGCCGGGCGCAGGCTGGCAAATTTTATGGACGATTGCGTGCATCGCGCGCGCCAGTCGATCAAGAAACGCTTGCACCATCGGACTGGAGGTTGAAATGCTTGATGCGGGAACCTCACTTTCTGTGACGACCTTGCGAGAGCTTCTTTTTTACCAGCCAGAGACGGGGGCTTTTCAATGGAAGGCCAACTCTGGGCGCGCGATAGCAGGGGCCGCTGCCGGGACCATGAGACACAACGGATACCTTGGTATCACGATTCAGAGACGACGGTTTATGGCGCATCGGTTGGCCTGGCTCTATGTGTATGGAACTTGGCCTAGAGGCCAAATCGATCACATCAACGGGTGTAGGAGCGACAACAGGATCGAGAACCTTCGCGACGTGGATTGGGAGACGAACGCCCAGAACATGCGGCATCCGTCAAAGGCGAGCAGCACCGGCGTCTTAGGCATCTACCCGGTCAGGAACGGGTTCGCCGCAAAAATCAGTGTGGATGGGAAAAGCCAATACCTGGGCAGTTTCCAATCGCACGAAGATGCCAGCGCAGCGTATTTGGACGCAAAAAGGAGGCTGCACCCAGGGTGCACACTGTGATTGTTGACATGTAGCGAGTCATCATTTTAGAATTGCGATGAGGGCCGCAGAGAATGCTTATTCTCTCGCGCCTCGAAGTTCTGCCGGATGCCCGCAGCCACAGCCTGGCCATCGCCTGTAGCGACTGCGGTAGATGCTGATGGCGCAACTCGTCCTGAATTTTTGAAGCCCGCACGGTTTGCCCTGCGGGCTTTTTCGTTTGTCGCGGTGTAGCTCAGCCTGGTAGAGCAGCGGGCTCATACCCCGCGCGTCGTCGGATCGAAGCCGACCACCGCAACCAAGTTCGCGGGCCTGCTGAACATCACTTTCGGACACCGTTCCAAAAAGCAGCGGCGCCCGCAACCTATTCGGCCCCGCTCATTCGGTGAAGCTGACACCGAGCGCACCGGGAAAAGTGCGCTGAATCTCCTGCGGCTGCCCAGCCGTTATCAGCAGAGCGGCGACAGGCAGCAGCCAGCGCTTCGGCGTAAGTCCTATGGAGGCCATGACATGCAGACGTTGAGCATCCAGCAAATCGGCGAAGCCAAGCCACTGCACATCATCGCTTCCTGCGAAGACACCGACACCTGCCCTGGCTGTGGTGCTGGCTATCGTGTTGGGTTGAGCGCCTGCGAGTATTGCCGCAGTCCTATTTCCAGCGCTGGCGAATCTGATTGAAAGAGAGAACATGGCACTGACCGCAAAGCAGCAACGCTTTGTAGCCGAGTACCTGATTGACCTGAACGCAACCCAGGCCGCAATCCGGGCCGGGTACAGCGAGAAGACGGCGGCTGAGCAAGCGAGCCGCCTGTTAACAAATGTCAAGGTTGCGGAGGCCATCCAAGCAGCGATGAAAGCCCGCAGTGAGCGGACTGAGATCAATGCCGACTGGGTGCTCAAGCGCCTGGCGCGCGACGCGACCGCCGACCTTGCCGACCTCTACACCGAGAACGGCGTCCTGAAGCCCGTGCACGAATGGCCGATTGCCTGGCGCACTGGTCTGGTCGCTGGCATTGAGACTGTGCATGAACGCGACGGCGAGGACGCGGAAGGAAAGCCGGTGTACGCCACCGTGCGCAAGGTGAAGCTGCTGGACCGCACCAAGCTGGTTGAGCTGATCGGCAAGCATGTGGAAGTCGGCGCCTTCAAGGAGAAGGTCGAGCACAGCGGCGAGATCAAGACGCCCGAACTGAAGCTGGTGCTCCATGGAACTAAGCCTTCACCCGCAGCAGACTGAGGCGTTTCTTTCCACTGCGACGGAGATCCTGTACGGCGGCGCGGCCGGAGGCGGCAAGAGTCACCTGATGCGCGTGGCGGCGATTTCCTGGTGCACGGACATTCCCGGGCTGCAGGTGTACATCTTCCGGCGCCTGTCGGACGACCTGGCCAAGAACCACATGGAAGGGCCGACCGGGTTCCCGGCGCTGCTGAGCGAGTGGATTGACGCCGGGTATGTGAAGACGAACGACTCGAAGAACTTCATTGAGTTCTGGAACGGTTCGAAGATTCACCTGTGCCACTGCCAGTACGAGAAGAACGTCACCAAGTACCAGGGCGCCGAGATTCACGTCCTGATGATGGACGAGCTGACCCACTTCACGGACAAGATTTACCGCTACCTGCGCGGCCGGTGCCGTCTTGGCGGCCTGAAGCTGCCGAAGAAGTATGTGGGCCTGTTCCCGCGCGTGGTGGCCGGCTCTAACCCCGGCGGCGTGGGCCACAACTGGGTGAAGGCGACATTCATCGACCCAGCGGCGCCCATGCAGATAGTGCAGCAGGAGAAGGCCGAGGGCGGCATGCGCAGGCAGTACATCCCTGCCAAGCTCAGCGACAACCCGACGCTGCAGGAGAACGACCCGGACTATGTTGACCGGCTGGAAGGCCTGGGCAACGCGGCGCTGGTCAAGGCCATGCGGGACGGTGACTGGAACATCGTCGCCGGCGGCATGTTCGATGACGTGTGGGAAGAGGGCAGTCATGTGCTGGTGCCTTTCGCCATCCCCAAGAGCTGGCGCATCGACCGCGCTTTCGACTGGGGCAGCAGCAAGCCATTCAGCGTGGGCTGGTGGGCTGAGTCGGACGGAACGGAAGCCATCATGGCGGACGGCACGAAGCGCACCTTCCCGCGCGGCACGCTGTTCCGCATCGCGGAGTGGTACGGCTGGAACGGCCGCCCGAACGAGGGCCTAAAGTTGAGCGACGCCGGGATTGCCGATGGCATCGTGAAGCACCAGGCCGACCTTGGAATTGCCGATCGTGTGCGCCCAGGGCCTGCCGACAGCAGCATTTTTGACGAGACCAACGGCGACAGCCCGGCCAAGATCCAGGAGCGCCACAAGGTGCGGTGGGAGAAGGCGGACAAGTCTCCGGGAAGTCGAAAGCGTGGCTGGCAGTTGATGCGCGGCCGATTGATGGCGTCCAAGGCCCCGAGGATGGAAGAGCCTGGCCTGTTCGTGTTCAACACCTGCCGCCAGTTCATCCGCACATTCCCCGTCCTGCCACGCAGTGACAAAGACCCAGACGACATCGACACCGATGCAGAAGACCACGTTGCTGACGAATCGCGTTACCGCGTCCTGGCCGTGAAGCGCACGGTATCTGTTGCCCCACTTCGCATGTAGCCATGGCCCAAAAAGTACAGAACCAATCCAGCGAAGTGCAGGCACTGGCCCAGAACTGGCCCATCGCCGAAGCCCTGCTGGGCGGAACTGCGGCCATGCGCAAGGCGGGAACCACATTCCTGCCCAAGTGGCCCGGTGAGGAAAAAGAAAGCTACGAAGCCCGCCTGGCCACGGCCACGCTGTTTCCAGCCTTCGGCCGCACGCTGGGCGTGATGTCCGGAAAGCCTTTCAGCAAGCAGATCACCCTGGGCGAAGACACCCCGGACAAAATCAAGACCTGGTGCGAAGACGTGGACCTGCAGGGCAACAGCCTGCACACGTTCGCCGCGATGATGATGGATGAGGCCCTGGGCTTCGGCCTGGCTGGCATCCTGGTGGACTACCCCCGCGTGTCGGGAGCCCGCACGCTAGCCGACGAGCGAGCCATTGGCGCCCGCCCGTACATGGTGGCCGTCCGTCACAGCCAGATCCTGGGCTGGAAGGCGCAGCGCTCTGGCGGTGCCACGGTGCTGACGCAGCTTCGGCTGGCTGAGACCAAGGAAGAGGACGACGGCGAATTCGGCATCAAGCATGAGCCGCGCGTGCGCGTGCTGACGCCGGGCGCATGGGCTGTCTACATGCCCGGGGCAAAGGCTGAGGATGACTGGGTGCTGGAAGAAGAGGGCACCACAACGCTGCAGGTCATTCCTTTCGCTCCGGTTTACGGCCGCAAGCGCGCTTTCATGGATGGCGTCTCCCCGCTGCTGGATCTGGCCTACCTGAACGTCAAGCACTGGCAGAGCCAGAGCGACCAGGACACCATCCTGCACGTCGCCAGGGTGCCCATCCTGGCGCTGATCGGCGGGGATGATCCTGGAGTAGACGGCACTGGTGGCACGCAGCTCACCGTCGGCGCATCCGCTGCCGTGCGCCTGCCGAAGGACGGCGACCTGAAGTTCGTAGAGCACACGGGCGCAGCCATCGAGGCCGGCGCGAAGTCCCTGGAAGCGCTGGAAGACCAGATGATCCAGACCGGCGCCGAGCTGCTGGTGCAGAAGCCCGGACAGCGCAGCGCCACGGAGGCGGCAAACGACGCCGAGGCCAACAAGTCGGAGCTGCAGCGGATCACCGAGGGGTTCGAGGACTCGCTGGATCAGGCCCTGCAGTTCATGGCGGCCTGGGTCAAAGGGCCGCAGGGCGGCCATGCCAGCCTGTTCAAGGACTTCGGCGCGGCGACGCTGACCGAGGCCGGTGCCCAGCTGGTGATCTCCATGCAGCAGGCAGGGTTCATAACCAAGGCGACGGCCATCAAAGAGCTGCAGCGCCGCGGCATGCTGGCTGCTGACATCGACGCCCTGATGGAGCTGGATGCCGTGCAGGAGGAAGGCCCAGCCTTGGGCACTGTCGGGGCAGACTGATGGAAAGCGTAAACGATTGGCTGCTGTCGGAGAACATTCGGCACGCCGTAGCCCTTCAGCGCTTCACGAACGGGGTAGTCCAGCGGATCATTGGTAAGCTGAATGCGTCTGACCAGCGGCTGTATGCCGAGTTGGTACTGACGCTTGAAGGTGTACAGGGAACACCCTTCAGTGCAGAAAGGCTGGAAAGCATGCTCGGCAGTGTTCGAGCGCTGAACGCAGCAGCTTACGAAGCCATAGGCAGGGAATTGACCGACGAACTGCGGAAGTTCGTGGAGTACGAGACCAGCTACCAGGCGCAGGTTTTGCAGGCGTCACTGCCCGTGCAGGTGAGCGTTGCGTCTGTCAGTCCGGTTCAGGCATTCACGGCTGCCTACGCGCAGCCGTTTCGCATTTCCAAGGATGGCGCAGTGCCGATGGCGCAGTACATGCAAGGGCTGACCGCTGATCGAGCGCGACAGGTGCGCGACGCGGTAAGCCTCGGGTGGCTAGAAGGCGAGACCACAGACACCATCGTGCGGCGCATTCGCGGCACGAAAGCGCGGAATTTTGAGGATGGCTTGATGGAGGGTAGTCGCCGCCACCTTGAGGGCATGGTGCGGACGGCAACAAACCACATGGCGAATGTTGCGCAGCAGAAGACGCTGGAGGCCAATGAGGATGTGGTGAAGGGCTGGCTCTTCCATGCGACCCTTGACGGACGGACCAGCATCACATGCGCTTCGCTGTCGGGGAAGGTTTTTCCAATAGGCAAGGGACCGATTCCGCCAAGGCATATCAATTGCCGCAGCGCGGCGGTGCCGGTGCTCAAGTCATTTCGAGAGATGGGTTTGGATATCCCGGAGATCGTCGTGGAAGGGCGCACAAGAGCCTCTATCGACGGGCAAATCCCCGCTGACACGTCGTTCACTGCGTGGCTGCGGTCGAAGCCTGCGGGTTTTCAGGACGAAGTGCTCGGCAGTACGCGCGGGAAACTGTTCCGGGCCAACGAGATTGAGGTGGACAAGTTCACCAACAATAAGGGCGTGGTTTACACGCTCGACCAGCTGCGCGATAGGGACGCAGCACTGTTTAAAAAAGCAGGGCTTTGACCTAAAATAGGCGAGCCGCCAGGGTGTGGGGACACCAAGGCGGCTCTAACCACAACAACCTGTACTAGAGGTTCTCTTGGCTGGAAAAAAGTCTACCACTGTGCAGCCACAGTGCTGCACACACTGCGGAGCCGTTTTCACTCCGGTGAAGCTGCTACGCCGAAAGTCTGGGCTCAAGTACGTGGCGCATAGCGCGGGCAAGACGTGTTCGCCAGCATGTGAGCATGGGCGAGCGAGGGCCGCAGACCCGAAACGCGGCTTGAAGCGAGAGAAGAATCCCAATTGGAAGGGCGGCACATCGCATCAAGACTTGGGGCACCGAGGGTCGAATTGGGCGAGGCAGCGCAACGCAGCGTTGAAGCGTGACGGCTATGCATGTGTGGACTGCGGAATGCACGACGATGAGTGTGAACGTCGATATGGTAGGCGGCTTGACGTAGACCACATCGTGCCGTTCCATAATTTCTCCTCGTACATGAAGGCGAACGTACTGTCCAATCTCGCCTGCAGATGCGCTTCATGCCATAGGAAGGCCGAGGCGATTCGAGGCATGTGCCAAATGGTCCTCCCTTTGAACGGCAAGAAAGACGGTGGACATCGAGGTGTACTCCGGGGGGAGATGGCAAACGGCGCGAAGCTCACCCAGGGGATCGTGATGGAAATCAGGCGCGCAGCAGACGACGGGATGTTCATCGGCGAGATCGCCCGACGGTTTTCCATTAGCACGTCGCACGCCTGCGACATTGTTTCTGGGAAAGTCTGGCGGGAGCTTCCGTTGGGCAAGACGCACGCGGATAATCGGCGGAAGATGGGTCGGAGAAAGTTCGCGTACGGCGAACAAACGGGTTCATCGCGCTTCACTGAGGCTCAGGTTCTGGAGATGCGCACGCGTGCAGGGCTCGGCGAAAAGACCAGAGCAATTGCCGACAGTATGGGCGAAACCTACCACGCGGTTTACCAAGTCTTATCCGGGCGCGGGTGGAGGCACGTCTTGCCGCCAGCGGTCACGGCACTATGATGCTCGTGTGCCACTGAAGCTTGTCACGCCGAACCAGCCATCGCCCAAACAGGCGGTTCTGACGCGCCTCAAGAAGATACCCAGGCCCGACGGGATGATCCAGTGCGCCCGGTGTGGGTCTAGGACGATCTTGAATACCGTAACAGGCGCATTCGTTAAGAACGGTCGCAAACAGGGCGGAACCAAAACCAATGTGGACATCTGCTACCACTGCCACATGCGGGGCATTTGGTCGCCGATGATTCCGGAGCTGCCACGGCTGGTGAAGGAGCCGAAGCCCAGGCGGACGAAGCCGAAGGCTGTGAAATAGAGGAATTTCAAATGGCCAGAGGGTTTTCGAAAGCAGAAATAAGCCTTCGAGAGTTGGCGGAGTTGACCATGGCAGGCGCAACCGATGGAGAGATTGGAGCCTACGTCCGAGAGAAGCTGATGGCGGTCGGATGCCAGCCGATTGAGGTTGACGGACAATTTTTCAAAACCAAGCGTGAAATGCGATCACACCTTTACCGCAAGAACCAAGCTGTGAAGTAACGAATTCAGGTCGCAAGACCACCCTAACAACCCGCCCAGGCGCAAGTCTCGGCGGGTTTTTCATTTCCGGCTTCTGCGCGCGATGCGCCGTGGCCACCAACTGCCCGAGATGGGCGCATCCCACCGTTCGAGAGGAACGTTTCCAATGCCATTGCCATTTGCCGTCGATTCCATCGACACCGTGCCCGAAGCGCAGCGCAGTCTGTACAAAGAGTCGAACGGGAAGTTCGTGCTCGATGTGGACGGCTACGAAGACCCAGCCGGGCTGAAAAGCGCACTCCAAAAAGAGCGCGAAGCAGCCAAGACCGCCGCCAAGCAGGTGCAAGCCTGGTCGGCCCTGGGCAAGTCGCCTGAGGAAATTCAGGCCCTTGTCGAGGCCCACGCCCAGGCCGAAGCCGAAAAGCTCGGCAAGAGCGGTGAATGGGACAAGCTCAAGCAGCAGATGGCAGACCAGCACAAGGCCGAGCTGTCGAAGAAGGACGAGCGCATCGGGACTCTGACGAAGAGCCTGGAGCGTCGCCTGATCGATGCCGACGCGACTGCAGCCATTGCGGCAGCCAAGGGAATTCCCGCCCTGCTGTTGCCGCATGTGCGCGCATCCGTGAAGGTCATCGAAGAAGACGGTGATTTCAAGGTCCAGGTGGTTGATGCGCAGGGCAACCCGCGTGTCAATGCCAAGGGCGAATTCCTCTCCATTGCGGATTTGGTCGGCGAGATGCGCCAGTCCGATGTGTATGGCCGTGCTTTCGAGCCCACTGGCACCACGGGAGGTGGTGCGCAAGGCGGCGCAGGCGGCGGCGCGAAAGTGATCAAGCAGGCGGCATTCGACGCGCTTCCACCGAAGCAGCGCGCGGCCAAGATGGCCGAGGGCTACACCGTCGTCGAGTAATCCGCCAAACCACAGCATCGAAGCCCGCCCAGCGCGGGCTTTTCCATTTCTGAAAGGCCTACACCATGGCAAACGTATTCACCGCCCTGCAGCCCACGCTATTCAGCGCCGCTCAGGAGGTTTCCAACGAACCTTTCGGCGTGATCAGCGCAATCAATGCCAACTTCGACGACAAGGGCGTCGCTGTTGGTGACTCCGTGAAGGTGCCCGTGGCGCCTATCCGCGCTGTCAAGTCGTTCACCCCATCCATGGCAATGCCTACGGGGGACGATGCGACCGCTGACGGCGTGTCGGTGACCATCACCAACACCGATTACGTGGACTGGAACCTGACCGGCGAGCAGACCCGCAGCCTGGAAAACGCCAACTCCGACAAGGAATGGGTGCGCCAGATGATCGCCCAGGGCATGCGCGCGCTGCGGAACAAGGCCGAGGTCGCTGCGTGCACCGCCATCAAGGTTGGCGCTTCGCGCGCTGTCGGCACTGCTGGCACGAACCCCTTTGCATCGGACATCAACATCATTCCCGATGTGCGTAAGGTGCTGTTCGACAACGGCGCTCCCATGGCCGACCTGCAGCTGTGCATTGACTCCGCTGCTGGCACTTCCGCCCGCAAGCTGGGCATCATCCAGCAGGCCTACCAGGCGGGCAACGACCAAGAACGCCGCTCCGGCGACCTGCTGCGCCAGTTCGGCTTCTCGATCCGCGAATCCGCTGGCATCACCGCGCACACCAAGGGCACTGGCGCCAGCTACGTGACCTCGGGCAGCACGGCGGCCGGCGTGCGCGATGTGGCGCTGGTTACCGGCACCGGAACGGTGTTGGCTGGTGACGTGGTGACCTTCGCCGCTGATTCGACCAACAAGTACGTGGTGAACAACGGCGTGGCGGCTCCCGGCACGATCACACTGGGCCGCCCCGGCGCCCGCATGACCATCCCAACAGCCAACGCGCTGACGGTGGGCAACAACTACACGGCCAACCTCGCCTTCGAGCGTTCCGCTGTCGTGGGTGTGATGCGCGCTCCCATCATCCCGCCCAACCCGATCATCCAACAGACGCTGATCAGCGATCAGTTCGGCATGACCTATCTGCTGCTGCAGATCGCGGGCTACGGCATGACCACCTGGCAGCTGCACATCGCCTACGGCTTCAAGGTCGTGCAGGGCGAGCACGTCGCCATCGTGATGGGTTGATCAACAGCCGGGGGCTTTGACCCCTGGCACTTCCTGCGAATAGGGAAATGACATGACCGAAATCGAACTGACCCCAGTGACCAAGGATGGCGAGTACATCGAGGTGAACCCCGCCACCCTGGCTGAACACAAGGCTCTTGGCTGGGTGCAGTGCGCCCGCCAAGAACCCAGCGACAACGAGCCCGACGGCGCCAAGAAGGCCCCCACGGTGCCCGAGATCAAGGCCACCCTGGAAGGCGCTGGCGTCACGGTGCCCGACGGCGCCAAGAAGGCCCCCACGGTGCCCGAGATCAAGGCCACCCTGGAAGGCGCTGGCGTCACGGTGCCCGACGGCGCCAAGAAGGCCGACCTGGTTGCTCTGCTGGCCGCCTTTGAGCGCTCCGGCCTGTCCGGCGCCGACTGGAACAACCTGGCTGACGAAGACCGCGCAAACCGCGTCTCCTACTGATCCATGGCCCTGATCGTCGCCCCCGCCGCTGGCGCGGAGTCCTATATCTCCGTCGCCAACACCGACGCCTACCACGCAGCCCGTGGCAATGCCGCCTGGGCGCTCCTGACCACCGAGGCCAAGGAGCAGGCCCTGCGCAAAGCAACGGACTACATGGGCGCTTACTCCGGCCGTTGGAAGGGCGCGCGCGTCAGCTCCGGCCAGGCGCTGGACTGGCCTCGTGCTGGTGTCGTGGTGGACGGCTACGAGATCGACTGGGAAACGGTGCCTGCCGCCATTGCCAATGCCTGCGCCGTCTTGGCGCTCAAGGCATCGGCAGGCGACATCTCGCCCGACATGGGCCCGCAGAAGCAGAGCGTGAAGGTGGGGCCGATTGAGACCACCTACGCCACCGGCACGCGGCAGGTGACGCGCTACCAGTCGGCCGAAACGCTGCTGGCGCCGTATCTTGCGGGCAGTGCAGGGCAGGTGAGGGTGGTGCGGGCGTGAAGACGAAATGGCTTGATCGTCGCGTGGCCGCCCCTGGTCCGTTCCTCTGCCTGGTGCTGAGCCAGGCCGAGTGCGACGCAGCCATGAAGGCCTGCCGACAGCCGTCCACCCCCTATCTGTCCACGCCGCGCGCTGACGCCACCACGCACCTGCTCTGCAACGACAAGGGAGAGTCGGTGGCCATCGTGGCGCTGGGCAACACATCGGGCCGCTCAAGTATCGAGATCGCTGGCTTGCTGGTCCATGAGGCGGTGCACGTTTGGCAAGAGCACTGCGCCAACATCGGCGAGCGCCGCTGCGGATCGGAGCAGGAGGCCTACGGCATTCAGGGCATCGCCCAGACGCTGCTGGAAGAGTACGCCCGGAGGATTGCATGACCATCGATTACCAGGGGATCGCGCGAGACGCTGATGAGGCCCTGCGCGAAGCTGGCGCCGCTGGAACACTCACCTACAAGACCCGCAGCGGGGAATACGACACAGAGCTGGGCGACTACCCCGAGGTGGAGATGACGCAGGCGTGCACCGCCGTGGTTTTCCCCGTCGAAGAAAAGCTGGTGAACGGCACTACGGTGCTGGCTACCGACGAACAGGCGTACCTGTCGGCCGTCGGCCTGAGCATCCCGGAGCCCACACACGTCCTGACGCTGGGCGGCGTGGCCCGCACGGTGGTCAGCGTGAAGAAACTGGCCCCGGCCGGCACCTCTGTGCTTGTCGAGCTGATCGTTCGGAGGTGAGCATGGGATTCGCCGCCGACCTCAACAAGCTCTGCGAGCGCGCTGGGGACAAGGCCGCGCTGTTGGTGCGCCGCGCTGCTCTGGAGTTGCAGAGCGGGATGATTGAGAAAAGCCCAGTGGACACAGGGCGGTTCCGCTCAAATTTCCAGTGCGGCATCGGTGCCATGAACTCGGACACGTCTGCCGCGCCAGAAAAGAGCGGTTCGTCTGCTCTGGGCCGCACAGAAACCACCCTGCAAGGCTGGAAGCCTGGGCAGACCATCTGGCTCACAAATTCATTGCCCTATGCGGCGCGAATTGAGCGGGGTTGGTCACAGCAGGCGCCCACTGGAGTCGTCCGCTTGACGGTGCAGGACTACCGCCAGGCCCTGGCCCGCGCCGTGGAGAGCATCAAGTGACCATCGCCCTGATCGAAGCCGCGCTGGAAGATCGCCTGCTGGCCATCACGCCCGCCATCGCCACCGCGTTCGAGAACAAGACCTTCACGCCAGTGGTTGGCACCGAGTACCAACGCATCAACCACCTGACGAACACCCCGGTGGATCACGCCGTTACGCTGGACGTGACCGAAGACCGGGGAATCCTGCAGGTGTCCCTGTTCTACCCACTGGACAAGGGCCGGGTTCCTGCGAAGACGCGGGCCCAGTTGATCCGCGACCAGTTCAACCCCCCCCTGACGCTCACCAAGGGCTCAGGGAAGGTCGAAATCACCAGGACGCCAAGCATCGGTAGCGGGTTCGCCGACGGGGACCGCTACATGGTGCCGGTGTCCATCTACTGGCAGTCGTTCGGTTGAAGACATGAAACCAGCAACAAAAGCACTTCACGAATCCCTGATCCGCCTTGCCAAAGGCGCCATCACGGCCTGGGAGCAGTGGCTGCAGAAGCAGTCCTGACCCGCATCAATCACCCTGCCTCGCGGCAGTCCTCGCCTTCGGGCCTCGACGCCATGCGCCTCGCAGAAATCCGCCCCTTACCGGGGCTTTTTCTACGAAAGGCCCATCATGGCATCCGTACCAACCGGCACTATCTTCTCGATTGCCACCGCATTCGCCACGGCAAAGACTGTCACTGGAATTTCCAACGCAGCAGAGGCCGTCGTCTCCTGCACCGCCCATGGCTACTCTGTCGGCGACGTCGTTCAGCTCTACTCTGGCTGGGGCCGCCTGAATCGCCGCGCCGCCCGGGTCAAGAGCGTGACGACTGACACGTTCGTGGCCGAAGGCATCAACACGACCAATACCGAGTTCTTCCCGAGCGGATCAGGCGGCGGCACGGTGCGCAAGGTAACTACCTTCCAGCAGATCAACAAGATCCTGAACCCGAATAACAGCGGCGGTGAAGCCAAGAACATCGCCGTGAAGTTTCTGGAAAGCGACGTCGAAGAGAACATTAACGACGGCTTCACGGCCATCACCGAGACGTTCGACATTGATGCGGACGAATTCGGGCAGGCCAGCTATGCCGCGCTGGTGACGCTGACCGAAGTCCAGACCGACACCGTGCTGAAGAAGACGCTGAAGTCCGGCTCGCTGATCTTCACGCCGTGCCGCGTGGCCATCAACGAGAACGTGAAGATGGCCGATGGCTCGATCATGACCAACGCCGTCTCAATCAACGGCAACGGCCGCATCACTCGCTACAACGCGGCCTGACCAACGGCCCTCCGCGCGAGAGCCTTTCTGTTTCTGGCGCAAGCCACCACCAGCACCGACGCATCCACGTTCGTTCCTTCGCAGGGACGGCGTGGGTGCGCACGGGCAATTTCAACCCTGCGAAAGAACCACCATGGCAAAACTCATCATCGGCGATTCCCCCGACAGCTTCCCCCTGTCTGTCGAAATTCCAACCCCCAACGGGCCCGCAACAGTCGAACTCACGGCCAAGCATTTGCTGGCCACCGAGTGGGCGGAAATGCGAGAAGCAAACACCGACAAGGTGAATACTGAAATCAAGGCTCTTTTCGACAAGGCCCGAGCAGCAGCAGAGGATGAGTATGCGGCGTCGATGAAGAAGGTGAAAAAGCAGGCGAAGCCTTCCGAAGAACCTCACTCCACCGAGGAAGCAGAGGCTGCAAAAGAGACAGCAATTCTTGCCATGATCAAGCCTGTCAAAGACAGCGACATCAAGCGCTTGGTTGTGTCCAATGCGGCCCAGATGATCCTGAACATCGCAACCGGGTGGGATCTGGATGACGCCTTTACCCAGAAGGTGCTTGAGAAGATGTGCAACAAGTACCAGGGCGCGCACTCTGCCATCTTCGCCGCCTACAACGAAAAGCTGGAAGGCCGCCGCCTGGGAAACTGAAAGAGGCCATCACGGCCTACTTTGATCGCCCTCCTTCCCTTGAGGAGATGAGAGCCTCTGGCTATGAGCCAGAAGACTTCGAGGGCGATGACTTTGCAGTGTGGCCGGAGAACTGGCCGGTGATTCGGCTTTTCACCGCCGTGCAAACCCAGTGGCGCATGTCCGGGATGGGCGGACCTACCGGGTTGGACTATCCGGCCGTATTTGCCACCATGGATCGGCTGCTCAGGAATGAAACGCAGGAGCGCAAGGATGCGCTCTTTGCTGATCTGCAGGTGGTAGAGCGCGCGGCTCTGGAAGAGATGGCGAAGAAGCGGTGATCCGCTACCATGGGGCCTTCATTTGGAGGGGTCCATGCGTATTTTTGTGATGGTCGGCGCAGTCGTTGGGCTGCTGGTTTTGGTGCTCGGCGTTCTGGTTTCGAAGGGTGCGCCGCAAGAAGCTGCAATGGCTGCGATAGCGTGCGCGTGCGCCGTGATCCCATATGTTGGCTGGCGCGCCTCCCAGATAGACGACAGCGAGCGCGAAGAGCGCAAGTTCCGCAAGGAACTACTTGACAGACTGGAAGCGCTGGAGAAATCCCGGCACACGTAAACACACCCGCTTCGGCGGGCTTCTTGTTTCTGGGGGGGTCATGGAGCATCAAATCATCCCGAAAGACGCGGCTTCCGAAGTGATACGCGGAGAGGACTTCAGCCTCTTAAACGAAGTTGCGCCGAGCCTTATGAGGTCGCTTGCAAGTTGCGCAGGCAAGTCGATTGGCGAACTTCGCAAGATGGCCGCCGATGGAGCGCTCACATCGAGCGCGCTGATTGGCCGCCTCACGATCGGATAGCATGGCCTCTTCATTTGGAGGGGCTATGGAGATCTTTCTAATCTGGGTTGTATTTGCCGTCATCGTTGCCGTGGCCGCATCGGGCCGTGGTCGCAGCGGGTTTGGCTGGTTTCTGCTTTCAGCGGTTATTTCCCCGTTGCTGTCGTTCATCTTGCTTATGGTTTTGCCAAAGGTTGGGGCCGCTGGGCTCCAGAAAGATGAAACTGGAGCAGCAATTACTCCAGAGACACACGTCAGATGCCCGGATTGCCGGGAGCTGGTGCGAAACGACGCGCGTAAGTGCAAACACTGCGGGACCGCGCTAGTCCCGCAGTGACTACGTAGCACCACACACAGAACCCGCATCGTGCGGGTTTTTTCATTTCTAGGCTCGCCATTCGGCGGGCCTTTTTCGTTTAAGGCCGCCAATGAGCACAGAAGACATCGCAGCGATCGGCATTGCGCTCGAAACCGATGGTGTTGAGAAGGGCATTCGCGCCCTTGATGTGTTGGCAAGCAAGGGGCCTGCCGTTGAAAAGTCCATGGGGCAGGTGGAGGGGGCCGCCAAGCGCACGGGAAAGAGCCTGGAGACGCTTGGGCGCGGCACGGCACTGGACGGCCTTGCCCAAACCAGCGCAACGGCAGCCGCAGGCATGGAGAAGTTGGGGGCATCAAGCGGCAAGGCGCAGGCAGCGTTGAGTGGGCAGGCGACGGCAGCAAAGAGTGCCGTATCGTCTTTCGATTCGCTCAAGACGGCGGTCTCCGGGTTCACGCAGTCCGAAAGTCAGTACATCCAAAAACTGGTTGACGAAGCAAAACAGCTTGGCATGACGCGCTCAGAGCGCGAGCGTTACATCGCTCAGAGCCGCGGGATGTCCGAGAGCGCCCAACAAGTGGCCGCTGCCATTGGGGCAAAAATCGACGCCTACAAGCGCGAACAGACGGAGCTTGGCAAGACAGCAGGTGCCGCCAAAGACTCTGCGCAGTCCATGCTTTCACTTGCGCGCACTGGCGTTTCGGCCGTGCTTGGTGGCGCTGTGGTGCAAGGCGCAATGGCTGCATCAAAAGCAATGTTCGATGCCAGCGCGAACGCAGAACGGCTGCGCACGATGCTGGATTTCTCGACGGGCGGAAACAGCGCGCGCGAGATTGAATACCTACGCGGCGTCACCTATCGCCTCGGCCTGGAGTTCAGCAGCACTGCAAAGGCATACGGCCAGTTCCGGGCCGCAGCCAAGGGCACCGCACTGGAAGGCGATAAGGCGCGCGCCGTGTTCGAGAGCGTGGCGAAGGCCAGCGCAGTCATGGGCCTGAGCGCGGACCAGTCGAGCGGCGTACTCCTGGCGCTGCAGCAGATGATTTCCAAGGGCACGGTGCAGGCTGAAGAACTGCGCGGGCAGTTGGGTGAGCGTTTGCCAGGCGCGTTCCAGATCGCAGCCAAGGCCATGGGCGTGACCACGGCAGAGCTTGGCAAGATGCTTGAGCAGGGGCAGGTTATTGCCGACGACTTTCTTCCGAAATTTGCCGCTGCGCTCGAGAAGAACCTGGGAGACGCTGCTGAAAAGGCTGCAGGACGGTTGGATGCGTCGGTCAACCGTGTTGCAAGCGCATGGGAGCGCCTGAAACAAAACGCTGGCGACAGCGGCGTAAGTAGGGCTGTGGCTGGTGAGCTGGAGGCCATCACGCGCGACCTCACCGCAGTATCAGACGCCATGGAGAACACGCGCAAGGCTGGCGGCGGCATGTTCTCGCAGTTGGCCGCTGGTGGCGGTGTGGCTGTGGGCCGCACGGTGTTCTCTACCCTGAATCTGGCCGCGAACACACTGAACGGCACGATCAATGCGCTCACCGGCAGCGTGTTTGGGCTGCGTACCGACTTGGCGCTTCTGCCAGACGTGTTCAAGACGAACGATCAGCAAACAAAGGCGCTTGCTGCCAACCTGAAGCAGGCCGAAGCCGAATTTGCCGCCCTGCAAGCTCGTGGTGCAGCCAATACCAAGAACATTTACCTGCAAAGCTCCTACTTCCAGTTGCAGGAGTACATCAAAGAACTGAAGGCCGCGCAGGATGAACAAGCCAAACTGACGGGAGGCGCTGCAGCCAACCAGAACATGAACGCAGGCGTCACCGCAAGCGGCCAGGCGCGCGAGCGATTCGAGAAGCAGCGCGCGGCGGATGTTGAATCGGCCAACGCCTTCCGCCTCAACCAGTCCGGGGTGCCTCCGTCCTACCTGAAGGACATGCAGGAGCTGATCCGCCTGAACCAGGCCGGTGTGCTGGTTGGCAAGGAGTACACCGACGCGCTCGCCAAGCAGCAAACCATCCTGCTGCAAAAAACCGGCGTCACAAAGAACTCTGCCGCCGCTGCCAACGCGGAGCAAAACGCCTACGAATCGCTGATTGCCAGCATTCGCGCCAAGATCGAAGAAGACCGCCTCGAACTGGCGGGCGGAGAGGCGCTGACGGAAAGCCAGCGGATGCGCATCAAGCTCGACCAGGACCTACTGGCTGGGCGCATCAAGCTGGGTTCGGCTCGCGAGGCGGATGTACGCGCAGCGATTCAGGAGAAAGCCGAATCAGAAGCGCAGGTGGCCGCCATGCGCGTGCTCAACAAGGCCAACCTCGAAGCCGCCCAGACCCGCGACAAGTACCTCGCATCCCTGAGCACCGGCACCGAGAAAATCCGCGCCGACATCCTGGCCCAAGAAGAAGCCACCGCCCGCATGGGCTTGTCCCGCGAAGCTATCGCAGACCTCGACGCCGCCAAGCTGGACATGCTTGCCACCGACACAGAGCTGCAGGCCATCAAGGCGCTGGACCGCAACCTCGACCAGCAGACCTACGACTCCCTGAAAGAACAGGCCAAGCTGTACCGCGACCTGGCTGCAGCCAAGCGCGTTGGCGCAGCCAAGGAAACGGCGCTGGAGATCGAGAAGGCCAACGAAGAAGCGGCCCGAAAGGCAGCCGAGGACTGGCAGCGCACGGCCGACGACATCAACCGCAGCCTGACCGACGCTTTGATGCGCGGCTTTGAGTCCGGCAAGGATTTCGCCCGCAACCTGCGCGACACCATCGTCAACATGTTCAAGACGCTTGTCTTGCGGCCCGTCATCAGCGCCATCGTCAACCCTGTTGCGGGTGCCGTCACCGGGGCGCTTGGGCTGGCTGGTGCTGCGAATGCGGGGCAGTCTGCCTTGTCCACCGTCGGTAGCATCGGCAGCATCGGCAGCGGCTTCAGCCTGCTCGCCGGGCTGGGAAACTTCGGTGGCGGGCTGGCGGGCGGCTTAAGCGGGCTCATGGGCTCGCTGGGGCTGTCGGCTACTGGCGCCACCATCGGCGGTGCCATGTCTGCGGGCGGCATCGCCCTGCAGGCAGGCAACATCGCTGGCGGCCTGGGCACCATTGCGGGGGCTCTTGGCCCCATCGCCATCGGCATTGCGCTGCTGTCGAGCTTCATCAAAAAGAGCACGCCCCACATGGGAGCGGCCAGCAGCTACAGCGCCGCTGGCGGCCTGACGTCTGGCGTGGACGTGTACCGCGCATCCGGCCTTGCCGACACGCGCACGTACAGCGCCGAGGCTGAGGCCGTCACTGCCCCCATTGCGCGCAGCATTGGCATGGCGCTGGACTCGGTGGCGACCACCTTCGGCAAGAAGGCGGGCTACGAAATCAGCACCGCCTTTGCCGACGACAAGAGTAAAGACGGCGCCTGGGGTTCGCTCGTCATCAAGCGAGGCGGCGAAAGCATCATCGACTGGCGGGACGACCAGACCAGCAAATGGGCGCCGCGTGAATTTGCGGACGGTGAAGCGGGCGCCAAGGAATACCAAAAAGCCATCGCCCTGAGCGCCCGCGATGCCCTCAAGGACGCCATCGGCGAAGTCGATTGGGCCACCGACATGCTCGATGCGCTGGGCGACAGCCCGGCGCTGGAGGGCCTGGCGCAAACGGTTGACCAGATCAACGCCATCCAGCTCGCTTTTGGGCAGTTCGGCAAGCTCATGCCCCAGTTTGCGGATCTTTCGCAAAAGGCGCTGAGCAAGCTGACGGAAACCGTAGGCGGCGCTGGCACGCTGGCACGCTCCATGGACGTGTTCTCGCGCGACTACTTCAGCGAGGCCGAGCGTCAAGCCGTAGTGCGGGCCGACCTCACGGCCGAGTTCGGCAAGCTGGGTTTCAGCCTGCCGCGCACACGCGACGAACTCAAGGCCCTGATCCAGGCGCAGTGGGCGATGGGCGAGGGCGGCGCAGAGACTGCGGGCAAGCTGCTGCAGCTCACGGAGGCATTCTCCAGCGTCACGCAGTCCGCTGAAGAGGCCGCCGAAATGGCGCGTGCCAGCGCAGAGAAGGCGCGCAGCAACGCACTGGCCCAGCTTGACGCCAGCGCCCAGCGCGAACGTGCCCTGTGGACGGCGCAGGCAGATGCCGCAGCCAGCCTGCGCAACGAAGTGCAGGGCATTTTTGACACCCTGGCCGCCAACATCCGCGAGCTGCGAAACGAGGGCATGGGCGCGGCCCTGTCTGCTGCGCAAGGGCGCGCATTCATCGCCAGTGCGCAGGTGGCAGTGCAGGCGGGCGCGGGCCTGCCGGACAAAGACGCCCTGGCCGATGCCATTGCCGCAGCCCGTGGCGGCATCACGGCCAGCGGGGTCTACGGCAACAGCATCGAACGCGAATTCGCCGCACTGGCCCTGGCCGGTGAACTGGCCGTTCTGCAAGAAGCCGCAGGCGAACAGCTCAGTACCGCCGAACTGCAACTGCGCGCCGCCGAGAGCCAGATTGAGCAGCTCGACGAAACGCTGGGCTATTGGCGCAAGCTGCTCGACGGAACAAAGGCTGGCATTGACGCCACCCTGAGCGTGGCCGATGCAGTCCGCAGCCTGCAGGCCCTGATGTTCCCGGAAGCCGATAAGCCCGCAGCGCCAGAGTCTGGCAGCGGTGGATTTGTCATCGGCGGTGGCGGCGGTGGTGGTGGTGGCGCTCCCGCGCCGTCCCCAGCGACGCTCAGCCGCCTGGGCAATATCTACCTCGGGGCGGGCGGCACGGCAATTGTCGATCGCGACTACATCGACCGTTTCGACAGCATCAACCAGTTCGTCAACACGCTCGACTTCAGCGTGAGCGGGGCTGCTGCAAGCATTGCCGCGCTCACCGGCGCTGCGCAGGAGCACGGGGTCAGTGCCAACGAGATCGCCATCGCCACAGGCTACCGCCTGGAGGACGTGGAGGCCTTGTTGCCCGGCATCCCGCGCTACAAGCGCGGCACAAACTTTGTGCCCGAAGACGGCCTGGCCTGGCTGCACAAGGGCGAACAGGTGCTGCCCGTTGCACCGCAGGGCGCGCCCTACCAGCCCCCCATGGCGGACAACGGCCAGGTGGTAGCCCTGTTGCAGCAAATCGCCGAGCGCGTTGCGGCGCTTGAAAGCCATGCATCCACCAGCGCAGACGCCAACACCCAGACCGCTGACGTGCTCACCCGCGCCAGCCAGGGCGACGCACTGACCACTGCAGCCGCGCCCACCATCGCTTAAAGACCGCCCATGTACTACATCGAGCGCATCCCGCCCACCGACGCCACCTGGCAGGCGGGCACCATTGCCGAGCCATCGCCGCGCGAAACCGCATGGAGCGGCGCCACCGTGGCCTACACCGTGGGGCAGGAGGTGGTGCGCGCCACCACGCACCGCGTGTACCGCTGCGCCGTGGCCCACACAAGCGCTGCCAGCCCGTTGCCCGAGAACGACCCCACCCGGTGGAAGGAAATGCGCCCCACCGACCGCTGGCAGCCATTCGGCCCGTGGACAAACGCCGCAGGCCAGACCATCTACAGCGGCCTGGCCGTGGAGAGCACCACCGGCAACCTGGTGTGGCGCATGGCGCTGCGCTACGCCAATGGCGTGGCCCTGTTCGGCCTGCGCGGCGCCACCCTGCGTGCGCAGGTGTACGACACGCCCGGCGGCACGCTGGCACAAGAGCGGGCCATCAGCCTCAAGCGGCCTGCCAGCGGCTATTGGGACTTGATCTATGGGCAGCGCAGCTACCGCGACCGCCTGCTCATTGAAGGCCTGCCCATGTACCCCAATGCCGAGCTTGTGCTGACCGTTGAAGGCAGCGGCAGCCAACTGCGCCGCGTCACGCAGATCGAGGTGGGCAAGCTGCGCCAGATCCACGGCGCGAATTTTGGCGGCATCGAATACGGCCTCAGCAACACCCCCCGCGCCCGCATGTTCCGCGAGCAAGACGACGACGGCACAGAAAAAGTACTGATGTTCGGCGTAAGCCAGGACATGGACGCCACCGTGGTCATGCACGCAGACCGCGAAAACACCGCCCTGACCGCTTTGCGCGGCCTGGCCGGGCGTGGCGTGGCCCTGCTGCCCAGCCTGGGCGCGGGGTACGAGCAGCGCCTGACGTTTGGCGTGATTGATGGCGCCCCCGTCACCCGCACCCACTACGGCATCACCCAGGCCCGCTTTAGCGTGCGCGGCCTGCCCGTCGATTAACCCAAAACCCGAAAGGATACGCATGGCCACACCAGCCCCCACGCCACCAGACGGCCCGCCCGCGCTGCCCGTCAGTACAGACGCGGAGAGCACCTTCGACACACTCTGGGACAGCTTCAATGCCTGGCTTAAAAACAACCTGTGGCCCTATCTGGGCGCGGTAGCGGACAGCACGGCAGCCAACGCGACCGAGGCAGAGACGGCGGCGGCCACCGCCACGGCCCAGGCTGGTGCAGCGGTGGCTGCTGCGGGCGCGGTGCTGTGGGTAGGTGACACCAACTATGCAGCAGGCGCAGCGGTTTACAGCCCAACCACCCTGGCCAGCTACCGCACTGCCACCGCTGGTATCAGCAGCATAGACCCCGCGCTGGACACCGCCCGCTGGGTGCGCCTGGGATCAGCCGGTGCCCCCGATTTTCTTCTCCAATCTCAAGGGATCATCTAAATGACCACATCAGCACAATACGCATCGACCCCGGCAACCGCCGTGGGTCAAGTCTCGGCCGCAAACACCAACCGCGACGGCACCGGCACCATCGTCACAGTGCTGACTGCTGGTGCGTCCGGCACCCGGGTGGATGACATCACCGTGACGGCCACCGGCACCACCACGGCGGGTATGGTGCGGCTGTATCTCAACGACGGCACAAACAGTCGTCTGTGGCGAGAGATCGCCGTGTCTGCCATCACCCCGAGCGGCACGGTGGCGGCGTTCACTGCGGCCCTGTCGAACCTGGGGCTGGTGCTTAAAACAGGCTGGAGCCTGCGGGCAAGCACGCACAACGCTGAGGCATTCAACGTTGCGGTGACCCGCGCCGGAGATTTCTGATGAACGCCGGAATGTTTGGTATGCCCAGCGCGCGGTCGACGGGAGCGCGCAAGGTCGTCGCATCTGCAGTGGGGAGGGCCAGCACTGCGGTGGTTGGCGCAACTGCGGCAATTGGCGCATCGAGCAGCGTCGTCGGGATGACATTGGGCGTGCGTCAGCGCATGTTGTCGATTTCCGGGGGGGGCGCTCTGCGTGCTACGGCCATCAATCAAGCGACAGGCGGCGCGCAGTCGCTGCGCCTGGAAGTGTGGGTGGACGGTGTGGCTGTTGCGGACGTGTCAAACGCATCCGTTGCCAGCGGGAGCGGGCTCATCGCTGTAGGCTTCGCAGTCGCAAGTGGGACGCCATTGTGGGACTGGATACCGTTCGACAGCTCTCTTGAGATCTGGGCGACGATGGGTGCATCTGCGGGTCTGTCTTTTGGCGCTGTTTACGACATCCATCAGTGAGGCCCCCATGACGACAACCACCTACAACATCGGCGGCGCTCAGGTCACTGTGATGGGCTCTCCTGCGCCATCGATTCCAGAGCCGAGGCACATCACCGTCCTTGCATTCCGCCGCCGCTTCACCAAAGCCGAGCGTGCTGCTATCGAATGGGCCGCAGTGGACCGATCCGACCTGACTGTGGAGCAGCGACAGCAGGCCGCCGCGTTGCGCTCCGACCTCAAAGACCAGGCGCAAGCGCAGTACATTGATCTGGACGACCCCGAGGTCATCGAAGGTGTGCAGGCGTTAGAGGCCATTGGGCTGATTGATGCTGACCGCGCGCTGGAGATACTTGGCGCGCCAGTGCAGCCCGAGGAAGTGCCATGAGCTTGCGCAAAACGCTGTGCAAACTCTTGGGCTGCAATGCGCCGCAGGCGAATGGTGTGCCGCTTGTGGGCTTCTACGGCGACAGCCTCACGGCTGGCACTATCGAGGGCACGCCCAACAACACCATGGCCGTGCCGCCTGTGCGGCGCCTGAACGAGCTGGCAGGCGGCGCCATCTACGGCATCAGCTACGCCCGCCCAGGCGCCACCGTGGCCCTGGCGTTGGAGGGTGGCCACGCCATGCCCTACGGCCCCTGGGCCAGCCATGTGCAGCGCGCCCCAGAGCACTGGATGGTGCTGCGCTTTGGCGGTGCCGACTACGTGGTGGGCACGCCGGGCGATACGCTGCGCCCCCAGGTCACCACCCTGGTGGATCAAGCCCGCGCGGCTGGCAAGCAGCCCATTCTGGTGGGCGTGCCCAACCTGCTGCCCGGCATCCAAGGGGTGGACGACCTCCTGCGCGACCTGGCCGCGCAGATGGCTGTGCCCTTCATCGAGCTGGCGCATGTGGCCGTAGGCCCAGGCGACCAGCCAGACGGCATCCACCCCAGCCAGGCCCTGTCTGACCGCATCGCGGCCGAAATGGTGCGGCAGCTTTTGCCCATCGTGCGGGAGGGCTGACCCATGCGCACAGCCTTCTATCAATCCACCCGCCTGGGGCCCAACGGCCTGGCGGCGGTGCTGCTGAGCTTTTACCCACAACCACAAGAGCAGGGAGGGGCCGCATGCCCGAGCCAACGTCTACATCCGGCCTGAGCCTGGCCGCCGTCTCCATCGCGTTGCTGGGGCCGATGGCGGGGCCTTACGCCCTGATTGTGTTTGCCGCGCTGGCGGGCGCCCTGTGGCCGCTGAGCGCGTCAGAGACGATCAGCAAAGCGGCCGGCGCCAAGCTGCTGCTGCGCTGCACGCTCACGGCCGTGGCGCTCACGTCCGCGCTGGCCCTGGTGTTGCAGAGCAAGTGGCAGATCCCGGCGACGGAGGCGCTGTCGCCCGTGGCCTTCCTGATCGGCGCGCTGGGCAACGGCTGGCGGCCGGTGTTCGATGCCGTGGGCGCGGCTTTGTCGGGGGTCGTTTCGCGCATCGGCGGCCAGCCGCCTGGAGGGCCAAAACCATGAATGCACTACTCATTGCCCACGAACTGGCCTGCGCGGCCCTGTTCTTCTCGGTGTTCTGCCGCCTGCTCAAAACCAGCACCCGCACCCGCGTGCTGGTGCGCCTGGCCTTCTGGGTGCTGGGCGTGGTGGCCGTGGCGGGCATGGCCTGGCCGGTGCTGGGCTGGCCGCTGCCGTGGTTCGGCGTGCTGCTGTGCCTTGCCATCGTGCTGGTGCAGGGCGTGACGGCTTTTTACTGGTCCCGGGGCGTGCCCCGGCCATTCATTGTCCGGGAGGATTCGCATGCTCACTGAACGCCAGCTTCGCTCCGCCACCGGCTGCACCTCCGATCGGGCAGAGGCCTGGCTGCCACACATCACCCGCGCGTGCGAGATTTTCGGCATCAACACGCCCGCCCGGCTTGCCGCCTTCCTGGCGCAAATCGGCCACGAGTCTGGCCGCCTGGCCTACGTGCGCGAAATCTGGGGCCCCACCCCCGCCCAGGCGCGCTACGAAGGCCGCAAAGACCTGGGCAACTCCCAGCCCGGTGACGGCAAGCGCTACATGGGCCGTGGGCTGATTCAGACCACCGGCCGGGCCAACTACCGCGCCACCCGCGACGGCCTGGCCGCCTTCGTGCCCAATGTGCCAGACTTCGAGGCCGTGCCCGCCCTGTTGGAGCGGCCCGACCTGGCCGCCCTGAGCGCAGCGTGGTACTGGCACAGCCGGGGGCTCAACGCGCTGGCCGACGCGGGCGACTTTGTGGCCATCACCCGCCGCATCAACGGCGGCACCAACGGCCTGGCAGACCGGCAGGCGCTGCACGGCGCCGCGTGCGCCGCGCTGGGGGTGTTGGCATGATCCCCGGCCTCTACACCTACGTGGCCACGGCGCTGGTGGCTGGCGCCGTGGCGGCCACCGGCGCCTGGCAGGTGCAGGCATGGCGGTGGGGTGCAGCCGATGCCGACCGCCTGCGCGCCGAACAGATCGCGCAGGAAGCCCGCGAAACCGACGCCCGCCAGCAGCGCCACTTTGCCGACCAGGCTGCAGGTCGCCACGCCAGGCAGCTCGCCACCATCACCAACCAACTCGGAGACGCCCGTGCCCACATCGCCCGCCTGTCTGATCGCCCTTGCCTCAGTGCTGGCACTGTCGGCATGCTCAACAACCTCGGGGCCAGTGGTATCGGGGTGCGAGCCCCTGCCAGCCAGCTTGCGCACGCGGCCGGAGCCGCTGCCGCCCCTGCGCCTGACGATGCCGCAGGCTACGCCACCGAGCGCGACACTGCCGACCACATCGCCATCTGCCGCGCTCGCTACGCGGCCGTGAGCGACCAGCTCAACCAGATCCTCGACATCGAGGACCGCATGCAGCAGAGCCGTGAACCCGCGCTACCCTGACCAGGATGTAGGCGCCGCCCAGCGCAGCAGGCGCCTGGAAAAACAGCGCACCGACCGCCAGCGCCGCGCTACCCGTGGCTGCGCCAGTTGCGCGCTGGGAGCAGGGCAAGGCGCCGCGCGTGCCCCCTGATATGGTCAATGCTGAAATCGTGGGTGAAACCTATACCGTGCTCCCAAGCGGCCGGGTGACAGTCTGCGAGCTGACCCTGAAAAACGGGTTCACTGTGCGCGGCGAGTCGGGCGTGGTGTTCATCGAGAACAACATCCCTGAATACGGCCGTCAAGTTGCCCGTGAGGCTGCAGCGCGCGAAATCTGGCCGCTGCTGGGCTTCCGGCTGCGGGACCAGCTTGGCAGCGCATAAGTTCCCAGATCTGGCGCGCAAAAAAAAGGCCCCGACGCACGATGCGGCAGGGCCTTTTTTACGTTTTTGCGGAAATGACTGCGGAAACGATGCGGAAAACGCATCAAAAACCATAGCATGAAACCTATGGTGCCCGGGGCCGGAATCGAACCGGCACGCCTTGCGGCGGGGGATTTTGAGTCCCCTGCGTCTACCAATTTCACCACCCGGGCGGGAATTCGTGAAGACCCAAATTATGGCACAGTAGGGTGC